TATAAAAGTAAGTAGGCCCTGCATATTCTCCTCTACCCACTTCAAGAGACGAAGACCCACTTGCAGAATAAGCATGAACACCTACATAGGCATTTCCTGAAGAAGAAGCAAGTGAACCGATAACAACATCACAAGTCCCTGTAGTAGAAGTAGCCTGAATTTGTGTAAGAGTATTTACTCCAGCTGTAACAGAAGCAGCAGAGAACCCTGCTGTTATTGGTGCTGTATCAGAAACAGCCGATACCAACAAAGAGTCTACATTGTGGGCAATAATTTTTGAGTCCGTACCTGTTATGTAAATATCACAGGCTTCATCAGGATTACTAGATCCTGATGTTTGATTCTCAAGTACTAAAAGATTGTTATTGTTTGTAGTCTCTCTGCTCTGTAATTCGAGAACATTATTGTTATCTGTGTCGTCTACTGTAATACGAACTGCTCCAGAATCAGCATCAATAGTTCTACCAGATCCAGCTCCTCCAAAGTCGTAGGCATCATCTAGAGTGCCACCGCCAGAGGCAAAAAGAGTATTAAGCATACTGATCAGAGATGAGCCAGAAGTGAAATTAGTATGTAGAGTGCTCCACTCAGCTTGACTGTCTGAGAGCTCTAAATAACTTTGTGTCCCAGCCCAGGTCGAACCTACAACATTTACATCAGCGAATTGAACTTGGTCAGGCCCAGTACTACCAGAGACAAATCCAACTTTAACTCTTGCTGTGCCACCAGAAGATTTTGCATTTAGTGTAGAGGTTGCATTCCCCCCTACTGCACTAGACTCAATGAACACCTGAGAAGATCCAGTTCCTCCTGAGCAAGTCGCTTTTAGGTAAGTATTAGATTCAACACCAGTATCAGTTTCAGAATAGAAACTAGAAGCAGCGACTCCCGAATCAGCCAATGCATAGTAGTTACCCGTTGCATTACCGGAAGATGGACCTGAACTAGTATCTGTATAGACATTTAAAGTGGCGGAAGCAGTTCCTGTGGATTCATTCAACGCATACAAATTTGTTGTAACAGAAGAGGGGCCTGTTGCTCCATAAGAGGTAGCACCGCCAGTCCATGTGGAGGTCCCAGTTGCCGCTTTAGTAATGGCTGTTATCAGACCATTGCCTGCAGTAGACTGGCTCAATAAATCAATATTAGTATCTCCTACAGAAGTAGATGTAATATCTAAGTCAATCCTCTCTCCGGAGGAATACCCTTGACCTATCAGATCTACACTGATTGGAGATCCAGTTCCATCTCCCTGTGACCGTATTAAAACGTTTCCTCCATTAGCATACGCCTTAAAATCTCCACCATCAGGACTATTGAAAATAAAGTCACCAGTACCTCCGTTGTTAAGCGACATAAATTCAGTCAGAACACCATCCCATACAACACCAAATTCTAACTTCCCATCTTCCGCGCCTGAAGTAGTTGTAACTGCATCAACAGCTACATACCCATAGACTTCCCTATTAGTCGCAGAATCCTCTCCAGCTAGTTCTAGGCGAGCAACTTCCTCTGCTCCATTTCCTGTCATTTGAGCTGATAAAACAGCAGCAGAAGAGTCTACTGCATAAAAGCCTGCTGCTTGAGCTGTGTCACCAGAAGTCAAAGGACTTAAAACGGTTCCAGCTCTGCCCCAGTATCCAGTAACACTTTTGGCCCATGAATGACTTCGTGACCTTCTGTAATAGACATCGCCAGAACTTGAGTCAAAATATATATTCCCTGGAGTCGCACCAGTTGGAACACCTGAACCAAATTGTATTGTGCTCCAATTAGATCTATCTAGTTTTACTTTGCCCATTTATTCAAACTCCTAGAAGAGAGCAATGACTTTAATAATTGCAGCCCCAGTCCAGATCTCAAATGTATCATCGTCAAGATGGACAACATTAATATCTACGGCAGGAGATACATACTGTCCATAATAATCTTCTTCTTGTGGGCTGATATCTAATACTTGAACCAAAGGATACTTGCCTCTGTTATGGCTAATTGTAATAGCGTTTTGTTCCCGTACAGTTTCAGACAGACTAGATCTATCATAATCTTGTTCTAGTCTAGTAACTGTACCACTGCCAGCGAAAGAATGAATAGCAGTATCAAGCTTTCCAAGGCCAGTCTCTAAACTATCACCATCTGTAATATAGTAATTTGAAGAATAGGTTGGAGAGCTGTCAGCATTACTAGACATCCCTGTAAAACTACGAATGGCAGTATTAACAGTTTCTTGGCCAGTATCTACATAATTGATGCCATGTGGGTTAGAAGAGGAGGAAGAACCAGAACCTGTATAGTTCATGTGAGTGCTTAAGTCACCAGCAGAACTAGTAACAGGATCTATAACGTCTGTATAGTAATTTAACGATCCTCGTGTTCTTGCAATCTCCCAACGTATTCTAAGAATCTCATTGTATAAAGAGTTATAAGGCGAGACCCGAGCTTGAGAGAGAGTTTGAGATGGCATCGGGCTAATATCAGTATATGCAAACGGAGGAGAACTACCTCCAATTCCTGAGTGGTTAACACCAGCAGGATCATTTTGCCATCCACTAGAAACATTATGGAGCTTAAGAAGCTCATCAATATTTTTAGCCAAACTATAAGAAAGCGGGACTCCAAAATTCCAAGGCCCGAAACCTTCAGATGCTCCATAAAGATCATCTGATAATTGACTAATGTTTGACTCAAGCTGACTAGTCCTAGAGTCTAGAGAAGAAGATGCACTTGTAAGAGAAGAGTCTTCATATCTATTGCCAATAGCATACCAAAGATTTGTGTCATCAAATGTTCCACTGCCAGCAGAAGTAGATGTCGAGATGTTAGAGATAGCAGTCCAAATATCTTCAAAGGCTTCAGCAACAGTTAATGGTCGTTCAGCTGAAGTATCCCAATACCTACCATATGCATTGTCTGCGGTAGCATCATTAAAGACAAATAGAGTTGTTCCTTGAATACCAAAATTAAGAGCATCAATTTTTTCTGGAAGGCCAACACCTGGACGCCATCGCTGATCTCTTGGTCCTGCAGGCAAAGAATCAAGAAGTGGACGGACATATGATCCCCAAAGCCTCCACTGTTGATTGATATTCGTAGAAATAGAATCAATTGAGGTGCTCAATTCAGCTGCACTAAGTTGCCCTCTAGTAGCAGCCCTATATGTATAGAGAGTACCTCCGCTCTGATCAACAGAGTTAGAAGCTTTAAGTGTGTCATCTTGGGTTGATACCCATGACCAATTCCACTGTGACATCTATAACCTCCAAAAATATTTTATCATTATAAGCCAAGCTTTATTCGATAAGAATTTAAAGCTGGTGTTAGTGATGTACTTTCTGACAAAAACTCTGCTTTGAGTTTAACATATTTGTACATCTCGTTTCCTGATTGTCCAACTCTCCATTTGGTGACGAACAATTCATTGGTATAATCAGGATCACTAGGATCATAACGAACGAAAACAGATAACGTAGCCGCTGTGTCATTTTTGCCTACTCCTCTAACTGCAAAATAACCGTATTCCTCAATCTTGTTCTCAAGATCAAAGAGGCTTGTCTTTGTTGTATAAAATTCTGCAGAATAATCAGTGCCAGGATAAACCTGGTCACCTTTAAAACCAGACACATATGGAAAACCTTCAATAATCAACTTGTGATTATGAGGATAAAGAGGATCAATAGACTTAAGAGTTTCTTCCGTTGTTACAGTCCCTCCAGAACCAACAGCCTCTACATAGTTATCAGAGATGTCAAACCAATTATCAAGAAGCGTCTCAAACTTATGAACCCCAGCAGGAATCTTAACGACACCACTAACTGATTTCCCATCAAGCACACATTCTCTGTCTCCAAAGTCTAAAAGTTTGCCTCCTGAGGAAAGGATTTCAAAATAACAAGAATAAACTTGTTCACGAAGCCCCCATCCTCTTGCAACTCCACGAACAGTAGAAGTATCAGGATAAGAATCCTTGTACCTAATATTTCTCCAGAGGACTATACTATTCGAAATAGTATCTGGATCTTCTTCTTCACTGACTGGAATAGCAGTATTTACTGCAGCGAAAGTATTATTCTTAAAACGATACTGCAAAATATCACGTGTAGTACTGTTTACCGTAATTGAAGAATCAAAGGTAGTTACAAGAGTATCGGCACCATAAGTACTATTAAGAGCAATGACAGTAGAGTCCTCACTACTTTTCCAGTCAGCCCCAGAAAAACTTATTACTTTAGGATACTTAACTTCGTCTCTCTGAGAAGGTAATACATTAAACCAATTAGTCCATGTTGAGTTGTCCTTAGAGGCAGACAAATAATATTTTATATCTGTATCGTTAGGAACATTCTCACATACATCTAGCTGAGCAAGATTAAAACCAACAATATTATCTTTTATATCCATAGTCGATAATGGCTTGCTAATAAATGTGTTTCCACGACCTTCATAATAAGAAGCCCCATAGGCCCGAATATGGCGACAAGAAAAATCATACTCATACTGTCCTGAGTCAGAAGCGTTCTTGTAAAAAATAAACTTAATCCATCGCATTGAAGTAGAAGAGAAAGACCAAGACATATTAGACAGGAGAGGTTTGGTTGCTTCATTTGTAGGAACAATATTCCAAATATATCCATCTTGAGAATACATAGCAGTAACAGTTGCTCGTTGAGAAGTAGGTCCTGTATAGTCAAAGGCAATACGAGAAACCTCCACATCTTTGTCCTTTGAGATATGTGCTTTTAGTTCACATGTCATGCTGCCAGAGATTGAAGAAGTAACCTTCCCAACCCAAGTGGTGTCTTGTGTCTTAAATGCTTGAACAAGATTATTATTACTACTTACATCAAAAACAGAAGTTCCAGGTCGACGAGTCAAAGGATAGAATTCAACATCAAGATCAGTTAGATCATTCATATTTACTTCTTTAACTGCCCCAACTTCTTCAGTTCCTGGATTAAGAGTAACAACTTGCTCGTCTACATTTATGTATGCATCTGTGTTATCTGTATCTACAAGATTCATATCTGTAAAAACATCTGCAACAGAAGCAAAGTATCCTGTAGTATAATTAGCTAATAGGAGGAGCGAATCTACTCTTTGTTCAAGTTTTTGTGCTTTTGCAGCGAGACGTTTGCTTTCAAAGGACCATCTCTCATAAAATTTAGATGCCTTCTTTGCTAAACTATAGACCTCTCTAACTACGACGCCAACATCACTAGAGACAGTATCTGCTATTGTATGGATCTTGTTAGCACTAGAATTGTCTCCTCTATCTACATTAAAATCAATGTATTTAGACTTCGGGAGCGACAGGTCAGGATGAATTTCTTGATATGTCTCTAGATCTTGTTCAAGCTGTTCTGCTGTTGGAATCGTTCCATCTTTAAGATATTCAAGAGCTAGTTGTTCAAGAATATATTCCTTATATGTAGTCTTTAATGACATCTATAGCTCCTCTAATAAATTAGATGTGACTGCACGGAAAGCAAGATCTTTACAAATAGGAGAGAAATATGGCTCTAGGTCTTTTAACGACTCTGTTGTTTTTTTGTAATACTCATAAAATATTTTTAAGACTTGTGGACGTGATTTCTGTGCAGTGTCTTGTTTTAAAAATCTCATGCCAAATGCAGAATTGAATGTGATTGTTCTTGCAGAAGTATCTACATTCTCTATATTTCCATAAGAGACTTGCTCTGCAATATTATAAAAAGCACTGTACATTGAGACTTCAAATGCAATATTGCCAGCAGCAACTACTGGTTGAGCCAAGTGGAAAACGCCACTATCATAGTCAACAGAATACATTCCAGAGATATCGATACCAGGTTCTGCATTTTTTACTCGATATGAAACAGTATGACTTCCAGGAGTAGAAGTTAGATATAGAGTAACCAGCCCAGAAGAATCTACTTTCCATTCTCCGTTTGCTGCAAGAGTCGCTGTAGATACTTGTGGTGTCAAATCAAATTGACTAGCAGTTGTTGATGCACTATTTACTGACCTTACAGGAGCAAAAGCTGGAGTTCCAATTAATGTTTTATTACTAGCTACATCTATTTTGCCGAGCTGGAAAGAATACAGATTGCTCCCAAGAGAAGTAAATGAAATCTCTTCACTATTTACTTCAGAAATATTAGAGAATTCTCTTTCCCCATCTATAAATTTAACCTCAATTGGCTTTGCTCCGACTGCAAACAAAGTAATACTTGGCTTCACGGTTCCCCTAACCAATTTAGAATTTGTCCAATTATGGCTAAGATCATTATCCGCTGCTAATGAGACCTTTCGGATATCAGAGCTAGACAAAGAAACTTCTTCAATTCTCTTTGCGGTAAAAACAACACGAGGATCTAAAATAATTTTTTGAGTATTAGGCTTACCTGTAACAGTATTCCTATCGAACTGCCAAAAGTCTTGAGAAATAACCTTTAGGTCTCTCTTCTTGCAAGACAAAACGACACGTCTATCTGCACTAGGCGCTGAGCCTAAGTAGACAGCCCCTGTGTACGGATCAAATGTATAACGAGTAGCAACCTTTACCCAGCTTGCAGATTCGTTTCTAAGCTCTGTATAGCCGTCTTGAAAAGCAACCTTGTCAGTGAACTGCCTAGAGGTACCAGTTATTACATTTCCACTTAGGTCATATTCTGTAATATCAAAGTTACTAATGCCTTCAAGGAATACTGGAGGGTATGCTCCGTCATAACTATCAACAAAGAAGGTCCCTTGGAATCCAAATAAGTCTTGGTTCTGCAGATCATATTCTGCTGCAAGCTCATTGTCTTGTCCTGTATTAGATTCTAAAGCTTTCTCAGATTTTGATTTGCTTTGGAAATATTGATTAGAGCCTATCCATTTACCAATAGACCGAACAGGAGCTGTCTTAACAGGGTCAATATCTTTGGCAGTTAGAGAAACATTTGACACTCCAATAGCAGAAGCAGACACCTGTTTTACAAAAGCAGGAGAAGTCTTGGCAGCGCTATTTAAAGCAATCTTCTCTTGGTCTGTTAAGCTTTTTGTCGGATCTATATCTGGCAGGTATTTATATCTTTCAGCACCAGGAGGAACTTCAATCTCATATGCAGAAACTTCATCGTCGCTCATGTTATTAAGGGCAACAAGACTAATTGACTCTTTCTGTCCATCAGAGGGAGTAGACAAAGTAAGAATATAGCCCTTGTCTGTTAATCTTAAGAAAGGATTATCTCCATCTAAACAAACTTGAATCTTAGAGCCTCCGACTGGAACATACCCCCGCTGAGTTGGACTGTCAGGACTAACAGAAGTATCTGCATGTCCAAACTGAAGTTCTGTACCTTTCTTGTTTAAGAAATATACCTTACTATCACTATTGATAGAAGTATGAGAAGTTGGCGGGCTTGTAAAAGCAGCAGATGTTTTTGGACAATATTCTATTTGCTCGCCATTAACAAAGACTCTAATCTTCTCTTCTAAATTTGGCAATCCTTTGAAAGGGAGTTTAAATCGGATAGAACCTTCTCTCGACTGATCTGACTCTCTAACTCTTTCTCCGGGGACGTCTACTGTAAACTCAACAAAATCAAGATCCATAGGAGCTGACTCTGATCGAACAACAGAGCCATTCCTTGCTCGTGGACAACTAAAGCTACCCATGAAGGGAAGCAAAACGTTCACTGACTTTTCGATTGGAGTTTGAGAAAGAGAGACATCAAACTGTCCACCCGCTGGGACATCAACAATATCCATCTTAGACAATCTCTCTTGCTTGATGGTAATGTCCCCATTAAAAGCTTCTGTATCCCTCTTCATAGAGATCTTGTGTCTCAGAGTTGTAACTTCTTCTCCTGTCTCAACAGAGTTAGGAGAAATATTATTGAAGTTTACAATCTCTGGGATGTCAGAACCAGATCTTCGTTGAGGTTGAATAGCAAGCCAAGAGGCTCCATCATCATGAGAAATAAAGTGTTTTAGGTCTGCTAAAGTAGACTCTTCCACAGGATTCTCTGATGCCCACAAAGATACCTTTTGTATTGTGTCAGAAGAAGCAAACGGAGTAGAGACAAGACTTCCCTCTGGAAGGAACTGACGGCCAAGAATATTGATGTCACGAATACCAATAGAATATCTTAGACGAAGACCATTGTTCGTCTCAATAGTATATGGAGTATGCTGCTCTAAGACGAGATGAACATATTGGACTTTCCTTGGAAGGAAAGAATAGAAGCCTTGTCCAGAAAATTTCGAAGAAGCAGGAGAAAGCTCAAACTCTTCCTTCTCTTCTTCAGAAGAAAAGTCTTTGATTGGAATCTCATCTTTAATAGAGATAAATTCCGCTCCGTCTTTTGATGTCTCAATCCTAGTTACTTTGATAGGGGTAGGAGTCCCAAAATTAATTGGATTAACATTAATATGGTTTATTACTGACACCTCATCAAGAGCAATAGTAATGTCTAAAACTAGAGGGGCGCTTAGCTCGTTTGTTGTGACTCTCTCATATTCGAACCATGTATTCGGCTCTCCATCACTGACAACTTCAATGTCTTCGTGACCAAACACATCTAGCTGGTAGTTGCTTCCAGCTTCTCCATTGCTATTTTGATTAACAATAATAGATTTTACACTAGGGATATCTGGGCTTCCGTCTAAAGGAAGCAGGACGATTCCTTCGTCAGTATTGACTAAACATTCATCAGTATCAACTAAAGAGGAACCTACTTCTACTCGATCGGAACTATTAAAACTATCGCCAAAGAAAAAACCTGCACCCAAAGAAGCATCTGCATAAAGAAGATAATCGCCTAATTTATTGGCTACTTTCTTGCTGGCCTGCAATGCCTGATTGTGTTCTGATGTGATCGAATTAAAACTAGAAGAGACTAGCCTGTCTAGCGCACCAATCTCAGAGAATAAAGCTTTAGCATCTTTCTGTAACGCAGTAGTAAAAATATTATAAGTAGCAGGGTCAGCAGGAGCCCCCTTATAAATCTTCATAACAGAACCAAGGATAGAACTATCAAGAGATTCATAAAATAAATTTAAGGCTTCATGATAGGAAGAAACAATATTAGACTCAAGAACCATGTCTCCAGAATGATAGAGATCATTTACAGACTCAAGGAGGACTTTAAGCCGTGCTAGTGCTACCTCATTAGGTGGAACTGTAAGATGCTTATTGGCCATTCTTTCTCCTAATCATAACTAGCAGCTAGTACTGCATATTCATATAGTTCTGGGGTAGATGCCTGAGATGCCTTATTCCGTCTTAAGGTGATCTGTAAATATATCTCAGAATCTATTGTAACATCTGGATCTTCTCTCTTAAAGTATACTCGGCCACCATTCTCTAGATACACAGTCTTGTCCGCATCAAGCCAAACTGTTTCTTGTTCGTTAGTTCCTGCTTCATTAATATTATAATCGCTTGTTCTAGGAGTATAGTCTACAGTATAGACGTCATTCAGTTTGGCATTGTTTATTTTGATCCACATCTTAGGAGGCGTTAATGTAAAGTTAGAGAAATCTACAGCTTGTGTAAATACAGTTTTCCAATCAAGAGTCCCATTTACAGCAGTTTCTTCTGCAAAAGCGAACTCCCATTCTGTTCCTGCATTTAACTCTCGACCATTCTCATATACAACAATTGGATCAGCATATGAGGAAGACCAATCGCTAGGGATATAAGGACAGAACCTAAGCATTCCAACATCATTTTTCACAGAAGCAGATTCTCTTTTAGTAAGGACAAGTCTTTCGCTCACAACAGATGTTTGATTAAGTTTAGGGATTGGAAATTTTGTTTCTTTATATTTAGGGGCCTTGTCTATTTTAATAATTTCATATTCGATAGTGTCTTGTGTAACACCAGATTGAACTTCTTCATCAACACGTACAGCCAAGGACCCAATATTGGTTATCTTTAACGGCTTTGATACAAAGATACCAGAATCTTTATAAAGATCATTACCAAACCAAACATTATCCAATGCAAAAGTATAGCGGTGGGCATTGACTTGTTTTGATACAGGAACAGGAACATTACACAAGTCAGCCAAGGACTCTGAAGACAAAGCCTCCCTTGAGACTGCGGCTAAAGAATCTTTTCGTTTAAGGCGATCATATCTATTTGAAGAGTCAAAGGCATCGTGCACATCTGTATCTTTAGGAGTCCAATAGTCTACTTTGTGATAAGTATAAACCGCAAAGAAAACCTTAACAGATTGTACAAACGAACGATCAAAATCTATTCTTGTTTTTCCGTTTACTTCTATACTTGTTGACTTCAGACTTATCCGATGTCCACCAGGAGAGATGCCCTCGATCCTTTCAACAAAAAATGGCTCTTGTGTCGCTCCCTCAACAATGATGTAATTAACATCAGTACCTCTTCCTAAATCAAATTCCAGGACAGTAGATACTTTTGGAACTTTATTTTTTGTATATGTATTCTTAAACCAAAACGTTCCACGTTCTCCGTCTATTGTATTTGTGATCGGGTTGTCAATATCAACACTGACTTCAGTGGCATAAGAATATTGGTCAGTGTGAAGTTTTACCCCAACAGGTTTAATGACTGGATCCACAGAAACATCTAACATAAGTTTATTCCCTCTCTCAGAGACAGTGGCAGAAGGAAGCTCTACAGATGTTTTTTGTTTATATGTACGATTGTCAAAATACAAAGAGTCTGCATTAGATTCTGTTCTAGAGACATGAAGCAAAGAAGAAGAAGTAAAAGAATTAACCAAGACATAAGTAAATTCGTTGCTCTGATCAGCAAGCCATTCTAGCTTTCTAATATGATTCTCTTGTTCGTCAAGCGCACGTTCAAGGTCAGACATCATGTTCTTCATCAGAAGTTCATTATGATCATCAAGCTTTTCTCCGATCTCATCTACCTGCAAGAATGCAGCTTCAAGGTCATTCTTAAAAGCTTGCATCATAGCGTTGTGAGCATCAGAGGAACAAAGATTCCAGACTAAAGCACGGACTTGTTCAAACGAAGGCTGAGGAACGGCATCGTTTACTATGACAGATAGTTCTTGTAATTTAGTCTTATATTCTTCTGCATTCCTAACAGTACCTTTAGACTGTAAGTCTTGCAATAAATCAGCCAGTTGCCTTGCCTGAACTGCGGGCATGATTTTTAAAATGCTATTTAAGTATTTGCTTGTCGCCATTAAAGGCTCCTCTCCTACAAAACTCTAGCCCTGTTTTCCCATTGCTAAGGATATATCCAGTAATCCACAATCCAACATCTTCTGAAGAAATTATTTTCCCTGTTTGAGAGTTGTCCATGTTTATAAAGGATGTGTTATTGACTCTCATATAACGAACTGACTGGCCGACATGATGATGCTTTATTTCTGCTTGGACAACACGAGCAGAACGAGAAGAAGCATTCTCGCCAAAATCACCAAGGAAAGCTAAATACCTATCATACTGGTGCCAAGATGTATTTGGCACACGAACATCTAGACAAACTGTATTGTCAAACAATTGGACAGCTGTAATGCTATCTAGACGTCCGCGTGACCAAGAAGCTCTGCCTTTAGCGATATCGATATCAGAGCCATGTTCGGACGGTCCGTCCTTGAAGAATTTTATCCAGGCTCCCATATTAGAATATCCTAAACGGTGTTGCCAACACGAGGTAGATCAGACATGTCACAGAGAATAGGGACCCCCGCATTTCTTCCTGTCCATGTGGCAGTAAGATAATTACCAGTCGCAGTCTCAACAGTATCTGCAGAAGTAATAAGTTGAATAGAAGCAACGACCCTATCTGCTGGCTCATGCAATTTTGATGTAGACAAATCTCTATAGAAAGTCCTTGCGTTAACACCAGAAGTTAATTGGTTTGTTGTCGGTTGCATGTAAATTGTATCTACTCTAATAATATCAGTTGCTGAATTCTTATAGATACGAGTTACTTCCAATTTCATTTTTTCTCACTCCTTATTCGACGACAATATCGCCGAGAGCTCCAATTTGTTCAGCAGTTACACTATCGGGAAGCTGATCTACTTTAATTTCGTGGAATGCGATTTCAACTTCCTCTTTTACAAAGTCTTCAAAATCTTTAATGATTTTCTCTTGAGCATCTAGAGCTTCTTTGTGTTCAAATCTAAGTTCCGTAAGACGCTTGTTAAATTCTTCTGCATTCTCGCTCATGGAGAAGTTTTTCCCATTCAGGACCGGAGCCCCAGTCTCTTCGTCCTTATCACAAAGTTCGTTACAAAGATTGATTCGAGCATTCTCAAAATCGATAAGACCTTCTGGCTCTTTTTGATTCTTCTGAGCATCCTCAATTGACTTAACCTCTGTCTCAGCAAGACGTTTGTTCTTTGCAATAGCATAGGCTCCCTTAGCAGATGTTTTTTCGGTAGAGAGAACTGTAAGAGCATGCCAAACTTTGATTAGATTTTCTCTTGTAAATTTCATTAGTTACTCCTGTTGTTGATTTAACGTGATAATTTCAAACTTAAATATTACACATGAAGCCAAAAAGCGCAAGTGTTATAAGATATTTTTAAGACTGAGTAGGCAAAACTTCATGGCTTGGAGACGGAAGTGTTCCTGGAGACTTTTTGTTTTTAGTATTAGTAGCCATTATGATGTCGCCGAATATGCAAAGACTAATGAAAAAGCCTTATAACCAGAAGACCCAGGAGAAGCGGGAACATCAATATCAATTTGGATATGAGCCTCTCCTGCAACAGGAATTTCTCCATCACTTACAGGCACTGTACCAACAACAATAGAGTCTTTGTCTAATGGAATTTGGCTATTAATATCTCCTGCACCATTTTTAAAATAGCTCCATCCAGCAGCAAACTTATTGCCTGTAGTCCAGGGTGAATCAGGAGTCATGCTTAGCTCCACTCCTCCAGTTGCAGCATCTCCCCATCCCATAATTTGAGTAAAATCAGCATCAGCATCAGTGCCAAGATAATTACTCCCTGCATACCTAACAAGATAAAGAGTGCAAGTTGTAATTGGATTAACTTCTGCATCATGAGAAATAAAAACATCTTGATGACCTACTGCATTCCCAGGAGTAACAGATCCTAAATCTGTAGTATCTGCCAAAGAATAGCCACCTGAAGTTTCTGATAATGTTAGGTTGACAGTCATTGTTCCTCCTACAGAACTCTAAACTGGAAATTAGCAACATTTCCAAATGATGGTGTTGGAGCAGTCTCATCAAGACCAAGGCCACCTGCAATACTATTGTAGCCATTATAACCATACCACCATGAGTAGTATCTATCTTGCATTGTTATCTTAACAAGATATGGGGATTCGTCAGTGAGTCCCTCTATTGTAAAACTATTATATGAACCTGTGCCATCAGTTAGCAAATAACTATTTGCTTTTGTCCATGGGCCGCTTTCATTATGAGCATACCAGATATCATAAACAAACTCAGAACCTTCCTTCTCCCATTTTACCTCAATTGCGCCAACAGTTGAAGTAGGAAGGATACTGATAACCCTTGGTTCATAGCCATAAAATCTAATCAATGGATAAATTCCATAAGGAACTTTCTCGCTGATTATTTCTCTTAAGTTATCAAGACTAAAATCATCTAACGTAGTCTTAGGAAGCTTAACTACAATAACGGCATTAGATGGATAAACTTGACCATCAAAAGATTCATAGTCATTCATCCATTGTACTTGTGGATTTATAGCTTTAGCCTCGTCATATTTATCTTCATCAATTCCCCCACCATCTTCTCTTACATCAATAACTGTTAATCCTTCTTTACTGTGAGGAGGATTTACAGACATCTCCGCTAAAACAAAATACTGAGAATAAACAGAAGGAACTCCAGTTCCACCATACGCAGCAACCTCACTAGCAGAAGTCCTCTCAGAGAGGGTAGAGCGCTCCTGCACAAAGTTTACAAGCTCAATAGTATTCCCGTCAGGAATATTAATTAGACCATTTGTAGGTACTTCTGTAGAGCTTGTAGACAAAGTAAAGTAGGTGTCTGATTTGCTAGAATATTTAAAATATCTATAATGACCTGCGACATCTTGTGCTCGAAGCCAGCCTTCTTTAGGAAATGTTTCTGTTGATTGAACATATACAGGTTGTCCTGGAAGAATTTCAACGACAGTAGCTGGAGATTGTGCTTGGGCAATAGTTGATGCCTCCCAAGAATAATGCATTCCCAAAATACCATTGATAACATATCCATCAGTATTGTTTAATCGAGCATCAAAGTTTACATTTTCATTACCGTATGTCCCATCTTGATTAGTGCTCAATATGACATCTGCACGGGAAGCTTTTAACCACATGATGGATGCTGTTTGTGTAGCAGAATTCTCATTCGCACTGTTCTTAGGAACAAGATAGATAATTCTTGTCTCTTTATGAACATTACTATCAAAGATAGGATTCATCATCATACTAGTAAAAGTATAATATTTTTCTTCATAAGGATAAGTAGCATAGATATCATGAGAGTCAGAGATATCAAATCCTACATATACTATTCCTGAGCGACGATCAAAACTAAGCAGATTGCTAGTGGACCAAGTAATTTCTTCTCCATCAGAATCTAGAACTCTATGACCATCAAAGTCAAAATACGGAGTCCCATCTAAAGTAGAGTCCGTTGTTATAGCGTATTCAGCAGTATCATCTTTCTCAAAGACAATTGAAATACTATTAAAAGTAGAACCAGTCTGAATCTCTTCATGGGGCAGCTTTAAAAGACGTTTGTCAATCTTCTGACAAAGCTTACGAGCAGCAATTTTATATGGCTCCAATGGACTAAAAGCTTGATTCTCAAATTCTGGGATGCTGTAGGTAGAAACATCTCCTGCATAACCATGAGTAAAAGAACCATTTGTAATCCTTGGGAACCAAGGCTCTGTGTCCGTCAGGTCAACAGGATGCTTAACAGATACTCTTTCTGACTCTAAATACCTAATTGCAAATTTACTAATTGTAGGAAAGGTAACAGAATAGTCATCACGATAATAAGCATAGACCCAAGGTTTTAATTGGCCAGGAGTAAGATGCCAAAAGTCTTCTGCTACTGCTGGCTTATATGCTTTCTCATTATTCAGAATCTCTGTGACTGTGATTTCAGAGGAACCAGACACATATGTATACTGAACAAAATACACGACATAACTACCATTAGAAGAATTAAAAGAGTTTTCTAAAGAGTTAAATAAATTATATTGACTTATCGTTGTAAGCTTTACTCCAGTATCCTCGTCATAATCATGTTCTGCAACTAGTTTCCACTTGTCAGTTTTAACCAGATTGTAGTTTTGATCAAATACTTTAATAGATTCTGGAATTACGACAGAAGTTATGTTGTGCTTGTAATATAATGGTATATATCCAGATGCTGCTTCTACGAATTCTTGTGTGACTAGAAAGTTTATACTAGCAACATCTTCTGTCCCGCTATCAGAAGTAGAAATAAATTCTTCTGTAGTGCTTGTTTTTGAATTTGCATACAAAGCATCAGATCTATCTCCAATAAACAAATTATCTTTAGGAGTTATCTCCTTCGAGCCAACATAAGATAACCTGACTGCATCTGAAGGAGGTTCCTCTAGATATACAATCTTTGCGTATTGCTTTTTTACATTTTGTCTAGTTCGCGTATCAAAAGGATCACTGGTGACTCCTGTTAAACGGAACTGAAAACTAGCTGTAACTGTAGTCATTATTTACTCTCTAATTGGGATTTTAGATCTTCGATTTCTTTCTTTTGATCTTGAACTGCTTTTACTAAAGCAGAAAAAATAGAGTTATAAAAAACATTTTGATCTTTTTCTTCTGCTGGCATATAGGCAGCAATAGGATTTGCACGATGTACTTCATCTGCTATGAAGCCATAATGGGGCTGAGAAGGATCGTTTTTAAATTCAAAAGAAACAGGATTTAAGTCATAAATCCAATCGGCATTTTCTAAACTACTTATGTTTTGTTTTGTTATTCTAGAAGAAGAAGTTCTTCTTACTTCTCCACTTGCAGCAATTGTTAAAGTAGCAGAAGCAGTACCAACGACAAGATTATTAAAAATCAGATCTCCTCCAGCACCAGTCACGTCAGTATAACTAGGAGAGAGTATAACATCATGATAACTTCTCGCTTCTATGTCATTAGAGCTATGCCTAGAATATAGGAGAATGTCTCCATACCCAGAGATAGTAATATCTGCACTAGAGATAGCAGAATGTCCAGTTAAGATATTCGCTCCGGTTCTTGCATAAAGGTTAATGCTAGTTGTTGTATTGCTGCCACTTAAAGCAGAATCCCCAACTCTAAATTCACCAACAGGAGTAGAAACAATATCTTCTCCAGAATCAAATAAGATATCTGCTCCAGATCCAGAAGTTAAAGAAATATTACCATTGCCATAAATATTTGTTGTAGTGCCTGCGCCAATTGCCATTGTTGTTGTTGATGTCATGGCTATCGCATCGCCAGCATTAACAATAACATCTGAATCCTCACTGCTAATGTTAACATTGCCAGAAGTATCAGCTGCATTAGCATGGAAGGTTCTAATATAGATGTCTCTACTAGAACCGCCTGTCTCTGTCATTGCGCTTAGAGAAATCCCTCCACCATGAGATAATACATTTACAGAATTGCCAGCAGCTATATTAGCCATGTTAGCTAGCCAGCCAGTCGTATCATCAGTATCGCTTGTACCAATATACAAAGAAGAGCTAGAACTTCCAAGACTCCATAGGCTACACTTTGAAGTAGTAAGATCTAATAATACTTTATGTGCTAATCGATTAGTAGGAGTACTCCCTTGAATAAGCTGTGTGTTAGCTCCTTGGTAATACATCCCATGATCATGACCAACAGAGAAACAATTGGTTGCGTTTCCAATTGCTGTGTCCCATTGATAGAAAGACAAATAACCATTTACTGTTGCTGTGTCAGGGATATAATAAAGTCCAGAAGGAGTATGAGTATATCCTGTACCAACACCAGAATTGCCATTTAACCAGCCAGTTCCATTGTCTGTAAATGAAGTTGTCTTGCCATCTCCTGTGTCAGAGAAGAAGATTGCATTTGAATAAACATTAAGGAAGTCTGCACCAAGAATACTAGGAGAAGTAAAGTGATGTTCAAATTCTGGAATATTAGAGCCAGCACCTCTGATTGTTGCACCACCTAGAGCATCTGTTGTGTTAGTCGCACTTGAAACATAAGGGACTCCACGAAACCTAAACTCACGAACCTGCTCGTCAGAAATTCTTTTAAAGCCTGATACCGCACTTAAACCAGGCATAATAGACAACGCACTAGTAGAAGACTGTCCTGTGTTTGCAGGCTGATGGATAGCATCATTCAGGCCACTACGTGTACTCTCCATCAAGCGGACATAGTTGGCTTCATTTCGTTGACCTAAATCAAATCCAAGAACTGCACCATTTTTAGTTTCATCATAAGATCCTCCTGGATAATGACCTCTTAAATATAATGGAGCACATAGAGAAGGATAAACAGACAAAGCACCAAGAGCTACATAATCATATCCAACATCTGATTCGGCTCCTGTCCCATTCAAACTAAATGGTGTGCGCTTAGCAATCCCTGAAGACCAAGAATCATATGTTGTTGTTATAAAAGTACCATCTAGCCTTATCATTGCATTAGAATATTGATCTCTTTCGTCTACTGAGCCACCACCAAAAGACAAAGCGGCTGTTTTATAAAGTCCTCCCATATATAAAGCAGTGCCAAGATAGAAGTTGGCATCAATATCTCCTGCCATTGCTAAAGCGCCTCTCATGGCATTGGCACTATTCCCATCAGCATCATCAGTCATATAACCGCCTCGATGAATATACTGAGGGTGACAATTAGTACCATAATCAGACTCTCTAAACTTCCATCTGTCTACATCAGTAAGAGCAGAATTAATATTAGAGGTATATCTGTCTTGTAGATTGTCATGAGATAAAGGAATTGTATACCCGACTGTAGGGTTGTCAGTGAGCCCTACATGCTCATTATTTCGTGAGATTTGAAACAGATAGTTAATTGCTTCGGCAGCACTTGTTCCAGAAATAATAAGACGATAATTATCTCCCTCGTTCAACCAGTCTATTGGGGTTACCAATGTCATAGTTGTTGCACTTAGATATTGGAATTCTACCTGAGGAATTACTCTTCCATCTGCATCTCCTTGCCATAACAAACAATAACCTTCAGGGACTGTGTCTCCTGCAGACAAGCTCGCTCCTGTTAATGCTGCGGGCAATCGATAAGTAGAAAGGGAGCCAGGAACCAGAGTCCAAGAAGTATCACTACCTGCACCAGAACCAAAAGTACTTTGTCCAAAAGACGGAAGATGAGAGTACCTTGTCTGATTGCTAAATGTTGGCAAGGTAAGAGTATAATAGCTATTGCTTCCTGCATCATGTGTCTTTGTCACATTGCATAAAACACTTTGTTCCCAGGTAGGGATTACATTGTGAGTACCCCAAGGGACACCAGGCCCAAACATATGAATACCAACAAAAGCTAGCTTAATCGTATTCGTTGGTACTTTATAAGAAGTAATTGTTCCTTTATAAAAGTCAACATAAAAATCCCCATCAGAGACAACAAGATAAGGAGAAGCTACTCTATTATTAAGAACACTTCCTGTATCCTGAGTTACAAGGATCTCAGAGCCCCATGCCAAAGGAGTTACACTCCCAGACACCTGACTAGTCTCGTTAATATCAGAAGTGACCTTGACAAGAGGGAATCCTAGTGTCCATTGGTTCCTGTCTTGAGATAGTGAGACTGTTCCTATTGCTGCCTGATTCCAATCACTTGCAGACGGAGAAAGCCAATCTGAAGGACCAATAATTCTAGCCAGACTAGACTGTCCTAGGTTTTCAAGACTTAGATCAAAAGCCCCACCAGAGCCCGTATGAGCTTGGTAGTCCCAAGGGTCTCCAACACCTTGAGTGATCCTGCCAAAGCCACCATCGACATGCTTAACAAGCCCAGAGAGCTTTTCTGCTGTTGGTTGCTCGCCCTTCTTGAAATCAAAGACAATAGGGAAAACATCTTGCATTTGGTCTCTACTCATAATAACTCCTATAGGATTGTGAAGCCGAAGCTCAGTGTTCTAAATGGGGCGTCTGCCCATTCTCCGGTTCCACCAGTTCCACCAACTAAGTCAATGACTTCATATGGGCCATCGTGTGGATTAATTGTAATAAATGTCGCACCATCTAGACCAGCTGCAACATTGTCTGTATCAGTAAGTACTTTCCATCCAAATGGAATTTTTCCGAGATCGTTTAAGTATTCGCCAAGTAAATATTGTGGCAAGCTAACACGAGCCGTTATAGTATTACTATAGATATATCTATTATAATACGGACTCCAACAATGTGCTTGAAATGAAACCACTCTACTTGAAGCAACCCAGTATCCGCCAACATCATAAGTAGAAGTTGGACCACAGTCTAAAATTGCCCCAGCAGGATAAATTAATCTCCAATACCCATTGTAAGGATCAGTTGCATCATTAATTTGTTCAACCAAATAAGGTCGAACAGGAACAACTGCTCCAGCAAGCCCGGTCACAGGATTTATAGCATAAGAGTCTGTATTGTCTGCTCCGCTAATTTGGTAAACAACAACCTTCCTGCCATTCATCTCGGTGCCTTCTGTCGAATTAACCCATTCTTCTAATTCATATTCTTGAATCATCTCTTGACTCCATCGAGCATAGTCAGTGGAATCTTGAACCCACACAGGAGTCTGTTGATAGTATAGATTCAACAAGAAATCATCTACTGTCTCATATCCCATAATCGGATCATCTTTTAAGATTTGATAAAGATATATCTCATCTTCTTTACCTTGGAGACCAGGGTCAGAGACTTTAAGAATGACTTCTCTCTCTCCAGGATAATAAGGGTGTGTAGAATTCCTTACTGTCTTTGTATAAAACCCTAAGGAGTCTGCAGAGGAAGGAGGCTGATAATTAGTATATGCATCTCCAGAAGAATCTGTAGCTGCAACAGACGAACTAGATCCTGCAAGATAGCCAATGTCTTGTGGACTCATTTCAAATCCCACTTCAATATTTGCTGCTGGCAATCCAGAAGAAGTTGTTACATGAGCTTTTAAGATCGCATAGTCTGAGCCAACAGTAACTGGGCCATACTCTACTGGATCTGAAGTTCCAATGATTTTTTGTTTATCAATAGATAGAGTTATCCCTGCTGCCTCAAGATCTGCATGAGAGATACAAACGAACCCTTGATTTACAGACTGAGTAACAGGATTAACATCAGCATCTTTTGCAATGATTTTTGTTTCGCGACTTAACTCTTCATATTCAATTCTTAAAGTTGTTTTGAAAGTCGCTACAAGATGCCTGCCAATTGGAGGGACCCCGCCGTTTTCAGCAGAACCAAAATAAACTATGCCAAGATCCTTATCTAAAAAATACCTATTTCTTGTTTGGTAAGACCAGTCTGTAGAAATAAGCTCCCACCAAGAATCTACTCTTGTCCATTCCTCCCAAGTATTATTTGTTGCGACATACAAATGGAAAGAATCATTTGCTAGAACTGGGAAATATGGAAGATAGAACAATTGATAGGGAGTGCCAGTTGATAGTCCAATATACTCACAAGCCCCTAGATCTTGATATGTTGCAGGCACAACACCAAAGGTTTCAGTATAGTCTCTGTTAAACCAAAGCCTTGTAAGATTGTCTATCGTATGGTCTACAATAAATTCTTTCTTGGTCATGTCTACATTTGACCAATTAATTTTGCCTATATCAGAAACAGTATCTAATTCTATACCTCCGCTATAAGTGCCAGTGAACTGATACCTTTGAGCAATCCTAGTCTTGTAAATAGATTCTTTTAAATGGTTGCGCTTAAATGTAGCAGCAAGAACTGGAGAGCTAACATCCGGCATTTTATCCAACTCAATATAATTTCTTCCAGACCTATTCTCTGTTGGATCAATATATTGAACTCGGCTATTGTCTCCATAATAGAAATAGTCTGTGTTATATCTATAATACGAGCCATGCCTGACTTCTGGATACCAATGTCTTTCTCCTGCTCTTAAAACTTCTTCAAAATCCTCAACAAACAAATCTCCTAAACTAGCGGAACCAACTCCAGACCTAAAGTATTCAGAAGCAGAGATGCCTTGAGTAGAAGGGTCAGATAAACGGGGGAGGCTGGGAAGTCTTAGATCAAATGGGCTACACCATCTTTTGATATCAAAGCGCCATCCATCTGGAGTCTCAGTCAAATGTTCAAAACCAACATATGGTTTTGTGCTCATTTCACGGGTGACAATTTGTTTTGTGGTCACGTTTATTGTTGATCTTGAAATTGTCATTTATTCGCCCCAGAATACTTCTGTTTCGTCAAACAGCTGGTGGTAGATTTCAGAACCTTCTCGATTCGGAAGAGCATTTGCTTCCTCTCCTGAGTCAAGAGTTTCATGATCGAAGAGCTCATATTGGAAATCATCATCTTGAAGAGTATAAATCTTTATAGGACTATAGTCTACTTCAAATGGAAAAACACCAGCATGATAAGAGACTCCAAGATCTCCTTGAGGAATAGAGTAAGTATAGAACTTCCCATTGACCCTGTCGATCATATACTCCCCTTCTGCGCTTGGTGTTGTCGTTACCTCTGTTTGGAAAAGATCGTCTTCATCAAAAACGAAACTTCCTTCTACTATGTTTTGAGCCGACAAGATGGTACGGGTGTCTGTTATTAGAGGATCCCCTTGAATATAAAGATCTGTATTTCCTCTTACCAGATTAGTAGAGTGCATGTTAGGACGAATTCCGCTATAGGCACTTGCTGTAAAACATTGAGAAGAATTAATTTGGGATACTAAATCTTCGACAAAATATCCTGCGTCTTCAGGTTGGTAAATACGAATAGTCTTGTCTATTGTTTGAGTCCCGTCTGGACGATGATCGCTGTACAAGATAACTTTATTAGATAAAATTTCTACTCTAGGATTCCTAGCAATAGGGTCGCCAGAGCTATCAAGAGCTAACTCTATCTTGATTGCTTTCTCACGAGCATATCCGAGGGCACGGGTAATGCCATTTATAACACCATCATATGTTCCCCCGCCTGGATGAACAGCAACATCCATAATTCTTTGTTTAAAATCAATATTTGATTCTCCCTCTATCCTATTCAATGAAACAAGATCAGAAGTCAAATCAAAATGATTAACAATATTCTTTGCCTCTGGAGTCCCAGTGTATTCAGAAGGAACTTCAATAAGAAACGAGAATCCTTGAAATTTTACATTGTTGCCCATTATGTTGTCACCCGTATAGATGGATATTGCTCTTTGCACCAAATTCTTTTGTTTTGATAATCAACCAAAAAATAATCATGGAAGACATTCAATAAATGAACAGAACCATATCGTTTTAGCCAGACTCGCAAATCAGAATCAATCCCAATCTCTTCTGGCTCTACAAGTCCAATTGGCAATGAGAACTGTGCTTCTGGTCTGATAGAAGGAACAAAGAACAAATATTTTGTTTTATATGTTGCAGAAACAGAAAATTTATCATCCCAATATTGAGACTCAAATGTAATTACATAAACACCGTTTTTAGTAAAAGACAAAGAAATTTCTTGCTCATCAAATAGACCATCGTTCCATTTGCTATTCTCAATCCAGGCATCTGTTGTTGTTGGCCAAAGAACGCCATTAGTGTCTATATAATATTCATTGCCATCTGGGTCTAACATGTGCCATCTAAATCTAGAAGGAGGATCCAACACTGCATTATTCCTTGTTCTTAACTTTGCTGTGTCTCCTCTCATGTTAATCCAGCGGTCTGACCATAAGTCAATTTTTGTTTCTGGAGAATCTTCTTCTAAACCTCTTGTGTCAGGAAATTCAAGAGAGGTATCATAGATGTATAAATTATTATCATCAACCGCATACATGAATCTGCTATTAGGTTTTAGAACGAATCCATTAAGAGTGATGTTTGAGCCACTTTGGTCAAGCAATTCAATCTCATAAAAGACTTCTTTCTCTTCTATTCCAGATCGAATAATGTCAAAGTCACTAACTGTAAAGCCTTTTCCTACTAACGTAGAGCCCCAAGACCTAGAGCTAAGATCAACAAACAATGGTCTCTCTCCTCCAGTTGGAGGGACTAGAATATTTTGGGAATCTAAATGACCATCTCTATTCCACGGAAAAGTTTCTATTGTAAGATATGCTTCAGCATCAGCATAGCTAACCATTACAGATGTAACACTTTGCCACTCATTCACTGTTTTGAAAGTCCCATTGTATCTTAATGGCACTGCTTCTGTAACTTCAGTCCCTTTTCTAGTTACACCAGTAATATAACATTTTACATAATAGATACGATCAGCAGATCTTTCTTCCCATGTCTCATTGTCTTCAAGAGTAATATATAAATGCCCATTAACAACAATTGTTCCAGGAGAAATACTTGCAAGGTTTTCAATAGTAGTACGAGGGATTACTTCTGAATAAGAATAAGAAACTTCTCCATCAGCAACTCTTGAAGCTATACAGTCATATGCTAATGTCTCTATATTATTATACTCTGCTTGAGTGATCTCATATTCAGATCCGCTTATTGTGGCGTATACATGTGGAGGAGTATAAGTAGCAACACCAGAAGAATCTTGACTAGAAGTAAACTCCATTTCGTCTGGCAAATCTAAACGATAAAGGATATCGACTTCATTTAAATCCGCAGAAGAAGCAAACATATTAAAACGTTCTTTGGTTAATTGTTGGATGGTATCTTGAATATATAAAGACAAAGGATTTAATAATTGTTGACCAACAGAGACAGGGCTTTTCCTTATGTGTGCCCATTCGGGTGCTCTATTGACAATCCTTTGAGTTATCCATGATTTAGAATAACGTCTACTGGGATACGTTCCGAGTGCCATTATACTCGACTCCTAGTCATGAATTGGATACCTCTATGTCGGCCAGAGGTTTCTAAGATGACTCTTTCATTATATAATGGTTCAATCTTGTCTCCTACAACAATATTTCTTACTGTCCCTTGTTTAATAGGGTCACTTCTATAGGCATAAACCTCTTCAAACTGGTTAGAGTTTGTTGCTCCAATGCTAAATGCATAGGGAGAAGCCTGTAGCAAAAGATCAACAATATCAGAAAAATAAACCACTTGACCAATGTCTGTATTGTTTAAATAGTTCTCAAGAGCATTTCTCATGTCTCTATAGCCAGCAGCTATCTGTGCTGTAGTTGCTCTTGGATTCCAAGTAACAGCAGCAACCAATTCTAGTCCGATAGGAGAAGGAGCTAAAACAAATGGCCTAACACCAAAAGAAGAAACACTCTGACAGGCTGCAGTTACTTCGCTCAATAACTTAGGGCTTGTTGTTGGGGTAAGTCCTTTGATGTAAATAGAATATGTACCTGGACCTTGCTCTGCTAAAACGCTTGTAATATCTGCGACACCAGGGACGCTCAAAGCAGCAAGACGAATAGCAGCATATACAGATAAATTTTTTGCTTCAAAAACTTCTGAAAGTCGGAATCGATAAGAGTCGTCAGTCTCTCTATCCTCTCCATTTGAAATCGCATAGCGATTCGTACATTTTAAACTCTCATTTTGAGAAGATAAATAACTTTGGAATTGGTGCTTGTTTAAGACATTCCGAGGGACATCAGAATTTCTTCCTTCAAGCATGGCACGAACTGGTACATAGACAAAAGACTGTCCTGCTTCTGCAACTGCTTGTGATGTAGTTGTGTAACGTATAACAGCCTGGTTCTCAATACCTGGAGTGATTACAGATCCCTCATACGGTACAGTTTGAACAGTTGTGCCAGCAGGGATGGTAAAGTTTGCCCCTCCATTGATACTACCAAAAGTTCCAGTGCTAACATAGAACATAAAGTTCTCCCCATCGTCAGCAGCATGTGTAGGCTCTCGGCGAGGAAGAGACATCATATCCCCAAAGAAATCAAGAAACTTGCCATCAGAATATTTAATAAAAGCCTGCATTAGGTTAACGTCAAATATACGATGTTGGTTAGCTTGCTCTTGGGCGACACTATCTAAAATAAATCTTGCCTTTGCCCCCGGAGCAAGCTGAGTAATATTTGTAGTCCTGCTTAAATTCTCAAGAGCATCAGATACAATGTCTCTTTGTGTTCTTTCAAAAAAGGCCATATTAACTCCTAACTAACAAAGTATGCATGATTTTCGGAGTAGTCATATAAGAAGTTTATTCCGAGATAATTGCTACCGCCATTCTGTGCGGTAGGAGCAACCTTTACAGATATCCTAAACATAATCTTATCGATATCAATTGGTGTATATTTTACATTAAGATCAGAATTATTAACAAGCCCATTGCGGGTAATAGAGGCAACAATCCTAATTTTAATAGCTTCTGCTGTGCGTTTTGAATTTGGTTCGCCAACAAAATCTTCTAGGTTGGCTCCCAAGTCTGGGTAGTTCTTCCAGTCTCCAAGAACAGACATCGTTCTAGTCCTAATCTCTTGATACAAAGAACGAAGAGGATCTTCATAAGTATCCATAATGTCTCCATTATGACCGATAGCTAAATCTCCTCTGCGAGACCAAGTAAGATCTGTTCTATCATAAATTTGAGCCATTTATTATGCAGCTCCTATAGCAATTGTTCCGCCAATCATTGCTCCCATAATAGCAACTTGCTGCACAAGATTTTGGACTTGTTTAATTGGCGGGTCTACCATATACATAGGCGAAGGAGTCGCAATAGTAGATGGCAGCATCCCAGAAATTGAATTTTGAAAAGTGAACAAGCCTCCTACTCTAATTTGATTTGGACTTGCGGCAATGCTCATTGGGCCTGTGATTGTTGTCCCTCTCTCGTCAATCATAATACCATTGTCTTCATTTACAGTCGACCTAACCGTATTCTCAGAAACAACGATCCCTGCTTTTGAGGATGGATTCACTTTTAATATTTTTGGATCTGCCATAAGAAACTCCTTCTTGCTTATTATACCATTACATCATACCAGAACCAGGAGGAGCATATGCAGCTCCACGAGCAACTAATTCATTAGCAATGGTAGTAGCTTCAAATCTTCCGCCTTCTAACTGATGTAGCCTTCTTGTGATTAGAGCAATGCCGTTACTGACTGTAGTCCCATGATAAAAAATAATAGCCTCCCAAACTTCATCTTCAAGGCCAACCATATTCTGTGGACTTCCGTATGATGCAGCGAGCTGGTCCTCTGTACCAATTACTGGAATTGGACCTGTTCTTCTTACGACTTCCCCATCAGGACTAAGGAGATCCATACGGAAAACATACAGTCCATTGTAGGACTCTCTAAGGATAGCACGAGCAGTTTTAAATCTGCCCACATCAAGGTGATCAGTCTTGCTGACAATTTGATTAAGACGGCTACCAAAAACACTATGTCCTGCAAATTTTTCAGCCATTACGCCTCCTCTAATCCTCCTTGTGCACCAGAACCAAGGGCTTCATAGAATCCCTTAACTAGATTAACTCTGTTTTCGAAGAAAGCTTCAGACACATCAAATTTTCTCCATGCATCACCAAGATCATCCCAATATTGATTCCACTTGCCCATTAGAGAGAAGAACAATGAAACTCTATTTGGACCAAGAGAATTGCTTATAAAGGGCTTTCCGCCTAATGTAAGTGGCGTTGCCACAACAGGAGCGCCATCTTGTGTCCATGTCATAAATTTTACACCAGCAAGCAACCCAAGAAAACCAACGCCTTTTAATATATTCGCACCAGTAACCCAGTCTGCAAAAGTAAAGTTCATAGCAGAAGCAGTTACATCAAAGACACTAGAAGTATAATAATCATTTACTTCTAAACAAAGATCTGGAGTAATAATAGAAACGAAACCATTGTCTCTGTTGAAGATATGTGTTACAGATTCTACTTCAATTGGACCAGTCATGTTGATTGAAGCATCATTGAGATAACACACGTCATATGGCTTAAGCTTCTCGTCTCCAATAACACAAAGTTCCCCTTTGTAAGCATCTCTTAATGTTCTTCCAAAGATGCCTTGAGCATATCTTCGTGCCATATCAACAGTAACACAAGAGGGATATTCACCACGGAAAGAACGAATAGCAGATTCTGGAATATTTTCATCTAGTTTAACTGCCAGCAAACCTTCATATCCCCTAGCGACAGAAGCGACATTCTCTTCCAGATCGTCTCTGTCTGGGTCTATGATATCATTCTCATCCTCTGTGTAATATATCTCAACTTCATTAAATGTACCATCAACTGAAGATCGGATATTGTTTTTTAAGATATGATGATAGCTATCAAAATAATGATAATTACGGAACGGGACATATCTACCAAATAATTCGCCAATAGCGAAACCGGTATCATATCTAGTACCAATAGTCATAACATCGTTAAAGATAGCTGCCCCTAATTTAGGAGACTTGCCAACAAATTTTACAAGTTCTTTAACCATGCCTTTCTCAAACAATTCAAGACCTTGTTTCCTCATCCGAACAATATCGTTCTTGGCTCCACGTGCTAATTCAATTTCTAATGAAGAAGGAGGCTTGCTCCAATAATGTTGCATTTTACTACCAAAGAACATTGTCATTCTTGGAGAATGCCCATAAGGAACAGCAAGAGAAATATAGCCAGGATGTCTTAGCTCGTGTTCTTTGAAGATTTGCCACGGAGTTTGTTTTAGCGGGCGATAGATACAAGCATTGTTCCAAAATTTAGTCCAGCTAGTAGAATAAGTCTCAGGAGGAGGAGCATAAATATTGTCATCTTGTTGGTAGTTTAAGAACTGGTATCTATTGAAAATAGTTTCTAAACCTCTGTCCGACCACTCTTCATGAATATTAGAAGGACTCAACCCACTAAAGAATCCGGTCGCTCGGCCTCCAGTCCAAGAATGACGCATAGCAGCAGGGTTGTCTCGATTGAATCTATCTTGTCTTCCAAAATTAGCAATAGAATCTTGTATGATCGCACCAGACAACACTTGTTGAGAAGACAAGAAATACTTTCCATTCTCTAGGGGGCCAAGTTCAACAGATTCTAATTCTGCACCATATCCCTGGCAAGCAATCTCAATTATCTTTCCTCTCTCAGCAAGCCCTACCTCTACAATTTGGCCAAGGAAAACAGTCTCAAGATGTTCTGGGTTAGCAGCATAACCCAAACGGATTTGAACTTTAATACCGTCCTGTAGAATCATCTTTTCAAAAGGATGTTCTCGCTCTGTATCTGCAAAGATTCCTTGTTTCTCTGCATTGATACCATACTTCGTTAAGTCTTTATCATTCTCTCCAAAGCGTTTTCTTAATAAGAGGCCTCCAATATTTGTCATCCTAATGACAGCCATGTCTGCAGCAATATGTCTAGAACGAGTAACTTTGATTTCTTGGATGGCAGAATAACTATAGAAGTCATCAAAAGCCCTCAGGATGCCGTCATCAATTAATTCAGTCTCTCCACTATCATCTTCGATAAAATATATTTTAAAAGTAGGATAGGCTCTTCTCATAGACAGATCATTTCGCCTACGTCCAAGAGCAGTTCGGCTAGCCGTTTGAGCAATTTGTTTTATCTCATCTTCTTGTGCCATCTTTGAGAAAGCATGATCATATTTAGCAGCTCCTGCATCTAATGCATATGCATCAATAGCTCCTGCTGCCTTCTCTACAATCTTCGAGCCTTGGTACAATCCTGACAAGGAGCCACCAAGGCTACTACCGCCAGACAGTGCATTCAACACAAACCCGCCAACTGCACCAGAAGAATCTGCATCTGCAAAATCTTTACCCATTTGAACAAGCTCATCAAAGAAACTTGGTTTGCTATCTTTCTTCTCTGCTTCTGTTTGACCAAACGTAACTGCACCATCTGCAAGGACTGTACGTCCTGGAAGCTCCATTGATTCTCTTGGCCCTTCACCATGTTTGCCAGTAAGGAATAGCCCTGCCTTGTATTGAGGAGGAATTGGTTTCTTCATAGCTTCAACAGCTTTTTTATTCTCAATTGCCTGGGCTCTGCGCTCGTTTGCAGGATCTTCTAGCTGTCCTCTCATTGTTGCGTCTACATGTCCATAAATCGGATTTGGCCCGAAGGCCAATACGTCTTCAGCATCTTTATACAATGATCTTACAAGAGCAGAATTGTCTTGCTCAGTTAGAGGAGTCTCCCAATGCCTACCGCTTGCGATATAAGGGGATAGCTCTATAATATTCTTCAGGTAATTGATTCTTTGTTCTTTGTCATCGGCTGAGCCATAATGACTCGCAACGGAATCTAGCCACTGACGAACACCTTTAATAGCAGGATCTTGTTCGTCCCTACGAGTATATATAGGCTCCCAAGACTTAGCTCCATGAGTAAAATAGTTATAGTATGTAGAAAAGTTCCTCTCTCCTTCAAAACGTTCATGGTCTGAGGCTCTCTGCTCTAGAATTCTCGGAAGGTTCTTTGACAAATAGGAACCACCAAGAAAACTTTCATCTATATAATGTTTGATTGAAGCCATCTCTGTTTCGACATGTCGTTTCAATAACCTTTCCATATTGCTATCGTCTGTCATGTTTGAAACCAATGGATCTTCATGGGAATCATCATATAAGAAAAATTCTGGAGGCAAAGGAACTGGTGCTCCTGGAACATTAGGCAATCCGATATCTAGATAACAAGAAGAAATATCTCCAGCTATCACTGCTGTCAGATTATCTAAAACACCAGAGAAATATTTATCAACTATTTCTCCATCATTTAAATGAGTCTTAAACTCATTCACAATAAGATTCATTTTAGAAAGCCATTCGTCAAAAACTTGCTTATGAAACTTATTTGTTTTTGGCCCTCCATTCTTATCATAAATGCCATTTTGCTCACGAGTTCTAGATGCTTGAACACTATCAGCAACTAAAGAGGCACTGTCTTTATCTTTTGAATATTCCCTAGCCGTATTATTTTGACGGTCAATATCTGGTTGATCTATAGCTGCTTGAATACCAGTAGCGTTCCGTTCAGAAGAATCGATATTAGCTGTTTTGCCACGCATGATACTGCCAGCGCCCCAAGCTTTATATACTTCTTGCCATGTTGCACTAGCCCCTTTTGAAACCTGCCAATTAACAGGAGGCATCTTATCATTAGCTTCCTTGCAAATGTTTGCTGCCTCTACAAGCAATCTAGCAACCCATAAAGGAGTGTCACCAATAAGCCGGTAAGGTTTTCCTTCAGAAGAGGTATTGGCACTTACAAGATCGTGAGAAACAAAGATTGCATTTAGGTCTAATGGATCTGTCGAACGACCTGCTCTATGTTGAACTGCCCCAGACAAGGCATTTTTTGGTTGTCTTGATTTTACATGTTGTAATATTGCTCTAATTATTCTCTTCTTCGTATCTAAAGTAGTAGTAAACCTTTCTTCAAGTTTCTCTTCTGCAAATTCTTGAGCAATAAATTCAATAACCAATTGATGCTTGTCAGCGCCTTCTGGGGAATTAGACTCTTTGATATCTGTTACAACAATATTATCAATATTAGCAAGAGCCATGATTGTATTCTGTTCGCCTGTTCCAAAAGCAGTATGCTCTAAGCCAATTGATCCAACACTCTTAATCACAGATGTAAAGTCTCTGGCGTTATCTCTAGCTTTCCAAATTAACCGCTTAACCAATTGGGCAGACGTCTTGCCTTCTTCACCTGCAAAAGTTAGCACAATCTGCCCACTTTTGTTACCGGATCCCAAAAATTGATAAGTATAGAAAGACTGACTAAGAAGAGGGATTGGAGCAATTCGATGCCCAAAGGATACAGAGATTGCAGAACACACCATGTTTTTTAATGCAGCTCCTGATCTTTGGACAGTAGGATCACTAGAAATATTTAGACCCATATCTCTATAAAAAACATTTCTTACTTTTGGATCATCGTAATAATAATGGACTCCGTGTTGTTTTTCAATACTTTCAATCCATGCCATTCTGTCATTTTTATTCTTCTCTGTCTTTTGTTCTTTACGATGTTGTGCTTTTTGATAGTCAGCTTCTGTTTTGTGCTTGTTTAGCTCTTTCTGTCTCTCTATTAAATCAGCTACATTGCCTTTCTGTTGTGCAATATCTTTAGCCTGTTTTTCCCTGTCTTTGTCTGTGCCTAAATTAGACTCAATCTCTTCAATATCTGAATCAATTTCTGAGGAAACAGAATCTCCTGCGAGACGATAATGATCATTTAGGTATTTATTAAGTTCTCTTACATTATTTGTCTTTAGTGCATAGTTCGAGTTTTCGCCTTTGCCAGATAAATCAACCCAGAAAAAACTACTGTTTCGTGCATCCATATGACAGAAGACAGAATTGGGATAAAACCCAGCGCCAGTATTCGGTAATGTTTTTATATATTCATACAGAGATTGGTTAGGAATGCCTCTAACCCGAAAGTCTATCGCTTTGCCTTGGATATGATAACTAGGCTTCCAATTAGATGGTCGAGGAATTCGTTTCTTCACCCATCCTGGATCTCTTTGTGTTGAAATAATTTCAATTGTTCTTCCTGAGAAATGTTTCGCGACAAGAGCAAGTTTGCGGATCAAATCAGGGGAGAGGAAGACTGCTTCATCTTTTGTCAGTTTCCTTCTGTCTGCAAACTTTGTAAGTTCATATCTGGCATTCGTTGGCACATTCCCATTCTCATCAAGAAGTTGAATAGTTAATTTTTGGCCACGAGGGTTAGTAAATTTAACAGGAGCAGTAATATCCCCTTCGAGAGAAAGGTCTATCTCTTCTTGGTAACGTCTCTCTTGTGCAGTTGTCCCTTCTACACTATATTTAGTTTCTTCATCATGTTTCTTTGCAAGAGCTTCTTGCCATTTGTCTGCACGATAAAGAGGACTTACCTCTTCATAGCGAGAGTTCATTAAGTCAGCTAATGTGCTCTCTCCGTCTGCATATTTAGAATCAGGTGGATTAAAATGCATATACTCTCTAAGAGTAAAACCAATATAGTCAGAAGGGATTCCTGTAATAGCTTCACTTTGAGTCTCAAGATGATTAGCAAAATACATCCATGCGTCAGACTCTGATGGCATATTAACGGGAACATTTTCCCTTTTAGTTCTGGTTAAGTTTTTAATACCTTGTCGAATATTATTTCTTGTTCGGTCAGCAAGCTTAGATATTGTATGCTCAGAAGCTTCATATCCGCCAAATTCAGTAAGATCAATTTCTATATCTTCATGCCTAGAAACTTGATCTGGTTCTTCTGTATATCCAGGAAGAGCAGTATTAAAATAATAATGCTTACTAAATGGCTTGTAGTTAAAATAATGCAACTGCATATCTAACACGATAAGGCCAACAGTCTCTTGAGTAGAACGTAATGTTGCTGCCTCTAGCACAAAAACAGTAGATTCATTTTCAGGAACATCTAGTTTTTGTTTAATATTGTTATTATAAATAAACAAGAATGGATGTTTTGAGATTTGAGAGACTAGTCTTTTAAGCTTAATAGATTGTGCTTCCCCAGGAGGGAAGGGAAGACTGAGCCTTAAGACAAAATCTTGACGACCTTCAGAATCAATTACTGGAGCAGGAGACCTTAGAGTCTCGCCAACAAAAACATCTGTTTGAGAATCAATAGATATAGCGGCTGTAGGAACATCAGTAAAATAAATATCATTAACAATCAAAAAGCTATCTGGAAAAGTAGAAAAACTAGAAGTAGTAAATACATCTTGTGGAGTGACAGAATTAATAGCTTCTTCTAATAGCTCTTTGCTGTTTGTCCCGTCAGGCAAATTAGGATCTGAGACTCCTAGTGCCCAATCATCATACAAACCAAATCCTTCTTCATAATCTTCACGATCTCTAGTCCCTATTCTATAGTCGCTAAATTGTTTTAGTGTATCAGAATCAGTCATTTATTACAGCCTCTCATGGATCTTATTGGCAAGCATTCGGGGGTCAAGAATAGACCTGTCGTCTCGGGTTCTAATATTAACTTGACCTCCATTGCTAAGCTGCCTAGCGCTTCTCATAAAATCTCTAGACGAGGAGTCAAGATCATTAATCCGCATTCTTATATTAGCATGAGAAGTCATTTTGCCGCCACCCAGATCGTAAGCCCTTGGAGAAGCATTCATTCCAGGAGGTGGAGGTAGCATGCCTTGGCCACCAGGAGGACCATAATCATCAGGAGTCATTCCTCTGCCAGCGCTTGAGCCTTCAGGGGATCTAAGTGTTCCAGATGTACTGGGAGCCATAAGCATAACTCCTGCTGCAATCCCTGCTCCTGCTAACAATGGTTTTCCTGCTCTCTTAACTGCACTAAACACACTCCTTGTTTTAATTTGTGCTTTTCTAAGAAGACGAGTCCCTTTAGTTGTAAACTGATCTGCATTCGCAGCATTAGCTTCCATGACCGCTTGTGCAAAATCAACCGACCCAGTTCTACGGGCATGATACATTTCTACAAGATCACTTAAAGTTCTTTGGTCAAGGTTCCTTCCCCTCGCAGCTGCAACGGATCTCATGGCAATATCTACATCTTGGCTTACAGCATCATGTGAAGCAATTGCCATCTCAGCCCATTGACGAGGATTATACTCTAAAGAATGTTGCCGAACGTTGCCAAAAGCATCTGTAATTGTCCCAGAAATAGTTCTTTCCTCTCCCATTAACTCTCTCATTACATTTTCCATTCGAGAGATTCCTGAAGGCCCACCTTCTTCTACAGACTGAGCAATAGCTTGATATAAATCAGAGCTAAGAACACCATGCTTGCCACTAATAGCAGCTTCTTCAAGATGCCAAAACATTTCAGCCAAAGGACGATATTGTTCAGGAGCCGAACTCTGAACACCAATTTTAAGTTTTTGCAAAGCAATATTTACACGTCCTGTCGCTGTTTTAGCAGTGGATAATCTTCTGTAACCTTCTTGAAGAGCTTGATCAGAAGTCATGTCTAGAATTGCTTTCTTTCCAACTCGGCCATCAATAGCATCTTTCATTGAATAATGGTTAAACAAATATTTAGAATAATCTGCTCTCATTTTGTTATCTATTGAGCGACGAGCCATGTCGCTCGTTCGTCTATTAGAGATAGCAGACAGAACGAATGTATCTTTATCGAAGTCACCTTTAAAACCAACCATAGCAGATACATCGACAGGAAGATTTTCTCCACTTTGGAATTGAAGCTTGCCAAATTGTGTTGGTGCAGCAACCATGCCATTTGCAATACGAGCATCTTTCTTAAACTTTACAAACTGAAAAGATTCAGGGCCAGTAGTTGGATGCCGCCACATCCCACCAGTCATAGTCTTGCCTTTCCGGAAAAGATCTCTTTGCTCGCGCAGAAAATTAGCCTGCTCCTCTGTAGCTGCTCGGCCCATAAGATCTTCAAACATCTCTTCGCCCATTTGGCCAGAGATACGAAAAGCATCTGCATCCTCTTCAAAAGTCCTACGCATGCCTGTTAGAACTTTAGAACCAATAATTTTACCTCTTGCCGCAGCTTGAGCCTCTGATGTTTGAACTGCAATTTTCCTTAAAGATTCTGCTGCAAGTTCAATCTCTTCAGAAGAAGCTTTGCCCCTTCTTAACAAAGACTGGAATGAAGTCATTTCTCTTACCAACGGGGAGCGGACACGTTCCCCACGAGGAGTAATAATATCTTCCATGATACCAGGAGCTTCACTAAGACCTGGAACATACATTACGTCAGAGCCACCAAATGCTTTAATCTTTTGTCCGAGACCAACATATCGACCTTCTTGTTGAACTAATTCTTTTGCACCAATATCAGTAATGTTAGGAACTTGTCCTCTTCGTAATCCAGCGATCATACCTTCTTCACCAAGGAGAGACTCAATCATTTTGTTAGCTGGATCTAGTTCTCCTTTGCCGGAAATACGCCTTGATAATTCATAAGCATATCTTTGGCCAACTTCACCTTTCATAGACAAAGCTCTAAAACCAGTTTGTTCAAAAGAACCCCAACGACCAGCTCCGCCCTCTGTTGCAATGTCGCCAAGACGACCTTTACCAAGGCCAATAACTCCAGCAGATTCTCTTACAGCCATTCTCTGTCTTGCTGTAAGGACTCCAGACTCAAGAGCTTCTTCAGGAGCAAGACCGAAGGTAAGGCCAAGCTCTCTATTAGAGAAGCCCCAGCCTTTAGTTAGACCCATTAGGCTCTTTTGAATTTGGATATCCGCGTTGGCACCACCATGTCTCATCTTCCCTGCAACGTCTAGAGCAGCTGAAGGATCATTTAAAAAGGCTTGAATCTGAGGAGTCATTTGTATCGCACCCATATCAAGCTTTTGACCTAAGAACATAGATGCTGCTTCTGTCTGTTGGGTAATAAGAGCCATCTTATTTCTAGCCACAAGTTTGCCAGAGAACACAGCCTCTATCTGTTGGCCAGCGATTGCTCTTTCAGCACCAGCTGCTTCAAGAACTTCTGTCATCCTTCCTTCACTTGCTGCTGCAGCCATAAACTTATTTTCTTCAGAGAAAAACTTCCACATTTGATTTTCAGAAAGTTGTTTTCTCTCCCTCAAGAAAATATTAGCTTCATTTTTGCCTGTGAGCTCAGCTCCAATAATTTCTCCAGCAACCTCTCTGCCAGTTCCTCTCTCAATTCCCATAAATCCAGAAGGCAAAGCTCCCTCTAATTGTATTGGGCCAGCTCCTAAGCGACGATCTTGGAATTGCCTTAATAAATCTTTATTGACTCTTAGGCCTTCATCAAGAGCAATTTTCTTCTGAACAACACGTTCATATTCCATCATGTTTGTTACATTGCCAGAGATAACCCCCTCTTCTGCAGCAAGTATTTTATTTAGAGCTTCTGATTGATAGCCAAGACCATATCCTTTTGTTGCAGGTTTCGCATAAAAGGTAGTCAGCTGAGGAGCACTATAAGCTCCGGGATCGAGAGCACTTGCTCCTTTCCCTCCATATAAATAACTACGATATCTAGCTCCTTGGATTTTGCGATCAAATCGTTGATACTTCTGACCGAACAAACCAGCGAAACCTCTAGCTTCTCCCTTCGCTTCAGCTGTAACCCCCCATTCTGGTCTTATAAATTGAGTTGGTCGTTGTTCAGCAGAAACCAATCGGCCAAGAGGGCCAAACAATTCTTCAGAAACATTTCTTGTGGTTAAGGTTCCTTTGCCAGCAGCTCCAGGTGAGGTGTAAGGATAAAGGCCTGTTTTAGAGCCAAGAAGGTTTTCTATGTCTTCTGGATCAAGTTGTTCATACGGGACAGCTTCATATGTCATAAGTCTCTTCTGAGCAAGACCACCAGGAGCCATAAAAGGACTCCCAAAAACAGCAGCTGCACGTCGAGAAGAATCTCTATCGTTCATTTGTTCAATAAGAATTCTATGAGAATTAAGTACATTCTGTTTTAATTCTGCATGTGTATGAGCTTTACTGATAGCATCAGTTATATTTCTTTCATATAATTCTGCAAAACTCAGTTGAGTTCCACCTGCCATATAACCTCTACGAGTAAAATGTCTAGAGGCGAGACCTTTGCCACTATATGTAAGACCTGTGCTTGCTAAAGGAATTTCTCCAAGACGTTGCTTCCCCGCTGAGACAATTGCCATAGGTGTTTCTATCTCTTTGCCTCCAATTATATCTTTAACAACTTTATAATCCCAAGAGACATCAAATTTACCAGCAGCAACTTGCCCAATATGTTTTTGGTGTGCCAAGGCACGCTGCTGTGCTTCTTCTGGAAGATTACGAAGAAGAGTAGAACTAATTGGCATCTCTCCATAACCACCTAAAGAGACTTCTGTTCCGGCCAACATAGAAGCTCTATCTGTAGTTGTTGCAAATGCACCAAATCTGGATTCAAAAGTAGCAATGTCTCCACCTTGTTGGCCAATAACATCAACAGCTGCTCTATATGCTCCTGTCGCATTCTCTTGTGCATAGATGTTTTTTATTGCCGAAATAGCTTCCTCATGAGAGGCTTGCCCTCCACCAAGAATAGCTTCATATGCAGCTGCTTGAATGTCTTGCTTTGCTGAAGTCAATCCTACACGACGTTCAAAAGAAGCAGCAGTTGCTTCCATTGCTTCATCAAATATTGCTCCTTGTGCTACTGGAATCTTGCCAGTTTGAAATCCAGCTATCTCGTCAATAAGACCAGAAGGAGGACCAGTAACATCTTGACTTCCCATCTTCCAAGCGCGAGCTAAAGAACTCCTGTTCTTAAGAAAAGCATATCCGACCCCACCAGCAAGAGCTCCACCAGCAGCAAGACCCCATAGAGGAGATCGTTCGTCATTATTAAATGGCATTTAATTATGCTCCAAGTTGTTTGTAAGCTTGCTCAACAAGATCTCTTCTTCCATCTTGCACTTGAACATTGTATCTGTCTTCTGGTAAGTTTGCATCTAGTTTTGACATTATTACTTCAGCTTTATGTTCAGAGAACATACGAGACAATACATCAGAGTTTGCTGCTACCTTCCAAGAATCTTGATATTGTTCTTTTGCTTCTTCCATCTCTCCAATAAGAGTTGGATTGATATATGGCTTTCTGGCAAGAGCACGTTTGCGTTGTCCCCAAAGATCAAAATCATGGTGATCAAGACCAGCCATCTCTACATATTGCAACTTAACATCTTCAAGGTCTACTGATGGGCTATTATGGTATATTCCAATTGGAGAACAATACATATGATTTTGTTCTACTTCAAAATCGAATACAGTTCCTTGGTATTCTGTCTCTTCTATATCTTTAATACGATAAGCAATAAAGTTACTACCAACAAATGCAGATAAAGACTTTCTTAAAGGCTCTACAACATATTGGTCTTTCCTGTTCTCTATCTTCTTAGGACCATGTAAACTGGCAGGAATCCCTTGAGCTTCATAGAGTCTTTTGGCCATAGTACATAATTCTCTATTTGCTAAAGCAAGTCTGTTACGATGATCTTTTGAAGCGTCTCCTGTATTAAGTCCATCTAGTAATGCTACTTGGCTATTATAAGTTATATCTTGAAGCCAAGATGGTGCAAATTTTTTATCACAAAATCTTCCCACCCAATGGTCAATAAGCCATCCGAATATACTACTTGCAACTTGCAGATAAGCACTCTTTGATTTTGGATTCTTCTTATAACGAATTTCACTATTAAGACCAAAGTGCTCTTTGATAATTTTTTGTGCTAATTCTAAGATTGAGACTTCATTAATATTAGCAGTAAACTGAACCCCACGCATCCTATCTCCAACTGCCCACACATTACCTTCTGCAAGATAGTAACCAATCAACCAGCAGACAGATTCATTCAATGCAATGAAACGATTAACCGGTTTAATCCTTCCGCTTTTAGGTCTAAGACAATCATCAGAAACTACTGTGTTTTTTGGGAAGCAATCTAGAGATCCAATATCTATAGTAGGATCCTTATCTGCATGTTTTAATAATGGAATTGGCAAATAGATGTCTGTTGTAACTTCTCCTATTGGCATCCAACGAGCAGAATAAGACTGATAATGTTTTGTTGTACAGAACTGACATTTCCAAGAATTACTTTCATGAGTACAGACCGAATTAGGAGTCAAATTATATTTACATGGTTTTGTTTCAATACCCAGAACTAAATGATTATTAGTTGCACTCATACAATAAACACTATTATGACAAACTGTTAGAGTCCTAATTGCTTCTTTAATTTCTCTCTTAAATACTTTTTTCACAATGTTCTCTCCTTGTAAAGTAACCACTTTGTCTCCTGGTTTTATATCACAAGCATGCGAAAAAGTATAGTTTGATATTAAAACTTCTTGGTTTGCAGGTAGGCACCAGCCTAACCAATCAGCACCAGGAAGGGAATGAGTTTGAAAATACTCTTCTGCTTTCTGTTCTCTTAGCCATTCATCGAACTCAACCTGTCCTTGAGTCTCGTTCATCCATTGTTCTTCTTGTTTGTTAGTGTAAGAGAAACCTTCACCCTTACGCATTAAAGCCGTTGTTGCAATAACTCTATCGTCTTGTTCGTTAGAAAGTTTTGCTGTTCTTTTAGCATATGCAGTTCTTTCTTGTTGCCTCATCCATTGAGAGACATAAATCCTACGTTCATTCTCTGGAATTAATTGAAGAATTTGTGCTCTGTCTTCTTCTGTTTTGGCATTAGAAAACTCAGCAAAGAAATCTCTTTCTCGACGGGGAAGAGCTCTCATTATATTAGTTGGGCTTTTAAAAACATCAACACCAAACAAAGTTCTTTCTTTAGTTCTTTTAAATCCTGACGCTGCTTGCAAGTCTCCATATTGACGAGCTTTTGCTTCGAGACGAGAAGCTTTTACCCATTTCAGCATATCAAAATGTTCTTGGATATCTCTTCTTTGTTCTACTTCTTCAGGGATTTCAGTAATCCCTGCTTTATATTTGGCCATGTTTAATGCAGGCTTCAGGAAATTCTCTATAGGCTTATCCCAGAAAGAACTACTTGTACCAATTGCTTCTGTTGCAACATATTCTTCAATAGCAGAACGTTGACGAATTAATTTAGAAGCAGGAGACAAAGGAGTTAAATACTCAAGAGGAGTTTCAATTCCATGTGTAATATATTCGCCCAATTTGCCAGCAAGCTGTTCAGAGCCTGTAAATCTAATTCTCTTAAACTCATCTTCTAATTCTTTATGTGCCGCAAGACCTTCACTAGATAACAACTGTCCATAATCTGTTCCCCCAACCATTGGTGCGGCTTTCATTACAGGACCAGTAGTACTCATAGTTAGTCTTCTAGACTCTAGAGAAGGAGTCTGGATTTGGATCTGTCGGCCAAGAAGAGTCTCCTTCGCAAATTCTAAAGCACCAGCAGTATCTTTGATAGCTCCAATCCCTGGGACATCAATCATTACATCCCCAAGTTCTTTAGTCCGGAACCTACGAGGACTAATAATCTCAGATACTGTTACGTCCATTGTTTCAAGCTGGTCGCCAGAAAATACATATTCTTGGAATCCTCTTCTCTTCTTCTTCTCTTTAACTTGTCTTTCAGTTTCTCGAACCATAGCAACTTCTTCTTGAGATAGATTATTTAAATTACGTTTGGCTTGAGATAGTGCAATACCATACTCTTTGCTATACATAGCAATATCGCCAAGAATCTTTACCCTATGAGCAAGGGGATACTCTTCAGGAGACAGACCTTCTACCTCAGGATGCAAAGCAGCATATCCTTCTCCAGGGAGTCTAAGCTCGGCTTCAGGAATCTTCTCAAATGGATTCCCTGTACGTAAGTCTAAGAAATAATCCTCTGGTACCCAAGAAGGCATTGCATTGCGTAGAGGATTATAGGTATCAAGATAGCTTCTTGTACGAGGGAGGAAACGCCTCACAGCCTCAGTAGTACCCATCCCTCCACCAAGATTCATATGTTTCCACAGCCAGTATTCTGCTCCTGTTTCTCCTCCCATCGCTGCAAGAGTTTGTTTGTTTTCTAAAAACTCTTCTCTGCCAATTGCAGCTTTGGTAATAGCCCCTTCCATAAAGCCCATAAGACCAACAGCTTCTCTGCGTCTGTAATTTAGTTCGTTTAGAAGTTGTGAAGGATCTTCTTTAGCAACAGGGGCTCCTGGTCCAAGACCACCGAGCATATAAGAAGGCTCTTCTTCCCCTCTAACATCTTGATGATGTAGATACTGTCCTCCTCCAAGTTCCCACTCTTCTGCACGGACTTTCTTCCGAGGCTTAAATAGCTTGCCGAATGTAGCAGCAACTAGTGGTCCAATGAATGGTACACTCTCGCCATAGGTACCAGTTGTTGGAGCAGGTCTTTCGTATTGATACTTCTCTTCATAATGATACTTCCATTCATCAGAACCGAAGAGAGCTTTCATAGGATTTAGCCATGGATCATGTGCCCATTTTTCTTCTTCAGACCCATACATGCCTTTTTGATATGCTCTAGATTTTAAACGAGCCATCATATGAGGTCTATAATATTGTATCCTGCCACCTTCAAAAGCAGTACTTCTCCCGAATTCCCACCATCTACCTTTGCGAATTGCTACTTCTTTCTCGCCAGAATAGATAGCCTGTAATTCTTCTGGAGTTTCTGAAGTTCCTAATAGGCCAGCAATAGGAGCAGTAGGTCTGCCAGAAAGAGTTCCAAGTGCTGTGGCAGCAACTCCCCATGCCGTTATACCTCCTAAGAAACCAAGAGCCATAGGGCTTTTTATATTCGTTAACTTTCTAAGTCCTGGTACTTTTTTAATTGCAGTACCAAACTTAGAACCCCAAAGTTTATCTGCAAGTCTAGTTGCTCTTTTCTCTCTGGCAGATTCGAATATATGAGAGAGAGGTGTTTTTGTTGCAACACGAGCAGTCATAGAAGATCCGACAAAAGACAAGTAATCAGCAAGACCTGTTGCTAAGGCTCCGACTCCTCCGAAACCAAGAGCTGTTTTAAGATCCATAAACCCAGGAGTAATTTGTTCTTGTTCTCTAATCGTATCTGTGAACCCCATTGTCTGAGACAATTGAGCTCTCGTGACATTAGCATCAGTAGCCATAGAAGCAATACCATGGATAATTCCATGCTCAAATCTAGGAGCTATACCAGCAGTCAAACCAAGTGCAGCACCTGCAATCAAACCAGCCTTTGAGAACTTCATCCCCGGTTTGCGGGCCAAAAGAGCACCTAGTCCAGCTCCTCCTGCAGTTGCCAACACAGGAGCCCATGGAGAACCTTCTGCTCTTAGATAATCTACATATTCAAGCCCTTTCCATGCTGCACCTACAGCAAGACCTTTGCCTGTATATCTTCCTAGAAGCTGAAGGCTTGTTCCTGGCTTGACAGCTAGAGAACGAAGACCTGGAACTTTCTCAGCAAGAGTTTTAATTCCTGGAAGCTCAACAGGTGCCCTTAGAAGAATATTTAAACGACTGGCTGTAGTTGCTGCTTTAGCTCTGAGCAGCTTGCCAAGAGTTTCTGCTTTTGCAACATTCCCAGCCATCCTTTGAGACAACTGGAAATCTTTACCTGCAATAGTAAGTTTGGTTCGAAGTTTTGATCCAAGAATAAGACGTTGTCTTCGAAGATGTGGCTCTATAGTCTTTAGCCACTCTTGGTAAGGCAATGGAGTTTTAGAAGTCTCCCATTTATTCCGAAGAATAGCATCATTTAAAGACTGAAATTTACCAAGTTGGATTCCTTCTATTCTTGCCGCGAAATCTGCAATAGCTGCACCCTTTTGAGTACCAGCTTCAATTTGCAGACCCATGCCAATAACTTTACCAGAAGCATCTTTGACTTGGCCAAAAGCTAAACCAGTTCGTTCTAGAGTATAGCTACTTGCTTCTCCAAATGTAGACTTTAAATATTTGCCATATTTACCACGAGCAATATCGGCAGGAGCTGCTGAGACAGCAGAATAAGATTCTAAAGGGGAAAGAAATTCAGAAGTACGAAAGGTTCTTAGAATCCCACCAGGGGATCCAGTTTCAACTGCACGAATACCTGCTAGATAGGTATCCCACAATCGACCGCCTTTTGTTGGAATAAAGCCAGCAGCACCAATCGCACCAGCTCCAAGAGCTAAACCAGCCAAACTACCCTGGTTTTGTCCTAACCCTTGACCAGGCATGCTTGGTTGCTCCCCATATGCAAGGTTAGGGTTTACCAAGATAATTATCCTCCTTGACGTTTACGTAACTTTTGCATAACCCTATGCTCTTCCTTCCTGGCTTTATAAGCAGGATCTTCTGTCATTCTCATAGACGGACCAGCTTCAGGAGCGTCAAACTGTTGATAATCTTTAGTGTCTTGAGAAATCATATTCTCAACAGAAACTGGTTTCTCTTCTTCTTGATCTGCAAAAGCAAGTTCTCGTTCTATTATACCTTGATTAACAAGTACTTTCTCAGCCTCAATATAAATCTCAACAAGCTCCTGATATGTCAACTCGTCTAAATCAGAAAACTTATATCCACCAAAAACACTACAGATTGTACGTTTCATTATAGAGCTTATACTATTTGTCTGCTCTCTGTAAAGATTCCACAATGTTTGTGTATATTCTTTGAAGTGTTCATCTGCACCAGAAAGGTAAAGGATAACTTTTGCAATTGTTTCTGGAACACCAGCTTTAAGATTCTCATTATGAATTGCAATATACTTGTCAGTTACAAACTCTTCAAAAATATGATTGTAGATAATTGTTTCTAAACTACCATTTCCTTTAGCAACAGAAAGGACCTGAGCATATTGAGAAGCTTGTTTTGTAGACGGGAGCCGAAATGATATTTCAGTATCATCAGGAAGAGAAACAACATAAAGACTTTTGCTCTCTTGTCGAATCGACTCTAGTATAGATACAAAACTCATTACAGTTTAATCGTAATATTTGCTACTTGCGCTGGATCCAAGAACATAGATTGAATTCTAATTTGTTCTGCCAACATAGAAGCTGCTCCTGCTGGCAATCCACCTTTAGTATGAGGATTGAATTTTGGCCAAAGAGTACATCTTTCTACAATACTATCTTCTTGTTGGTCAGGACGAAGATTATGGAATGCTTCATTAGCTTGTAGCTGTGCCCATTCTTGACGCTTTAGATAACGATAAATAAACACATGATCTTCAATCTGAAGAACAAATACATTCCCATGCATTTGCTTCCACTGCCTTAATGCTGCAGCATTTGGTGCTTGTGGATTCAAAAGAGACAACTGCTCTGCAACCCATTCAAGACGCTGCTCTGGATTCTCAGGGACTACAGAAGCTTCTTCAGTCTCTTCTGTATCGGCCTGTGCCTCCTCTTGAGGCGCCTGGACAGAAACCGCAGGCTCTGGTATAGGGAAAGAAGGATCTTCGGCCTGGACGGCGTCTAGGGCATCATTAACTAAGTTTGGTTGATTCATTTGTAGCTCCTCCATGCTTGCTTCTAAAAAACTATTATCTGTAATATTAGCATCACGCATAGCCTTCATTTCTTCAACTGGATTAAAAGCAATAGTAGTTGGACCATAAATACTCTCATCTAGTTTCTTGGTTTTCGGATCAAAACCAACTTGTGCCATTTGCTCTGCGACTGCAAGTTCTTCACCGTACTGCGCCGCAACTTGCGGTTTCAGACGTGCTTTTCCCATTCTCTAACTCCTTGTTTAAACTAGGTTTCTAGCAATAAAATTATATTGCTCATATATAGGCTGACCAGAAATCTCAATAGTTTGAGACTGGCCAGTAAATGACAGATCAAGAATTTTCTTGACAGTATGATTCGCTGGTTGACGAGACATATCGCCATAAACAATCCACATATCAATTTGTGGATATTGGTCTGCTCTTCTATGGCGCAAAACATTCTCATCAGTTATTTCTTTATCATAAGGTAAGTTTTTTGAAAAGAGTTTATCTCTAACAGTTGGGTTAGCAGCATCAGAACCATACCAAATGGCATCTTCAAATACTTCTGCCCAGTCTTCAAATTCATCATCAGGAAGAGCACCAAGTTCTTGCCAGAATCGATTAAAGTTTTTATTTTGTCTATTCTGAACAGAAGATTCTTGCCAGCCAAACATTTGTTCTACATTAGCTTCCATTACCTTTTTACGTCTGGCTGCTTTAGCGGCTGCTGTTAAACTTGTTCCTACTTCGCTTGGGTTATAAGAATTGATTATATTACCATTTGAGTCAACTGAATATCTAGGACTCGTCCAAACATTAGCGCCATGTCTTTGGTGCCAATTCTCTTCATCGCTAACAGAATTGATATTTCCAATTTTCTCTTGGTATCTTTGCATTGGCCATAAAAGGTATCCTGCCTCTTTAAAGGCGATAGTTAAAACACCTTGAACAAGCACATGGCCATCAGAGACAAAAGTATAATATTGGTTGGCATATCCATAAACAGGAGTCTTTGTCTGCTCTACATTGAAACTAATAGCGACACCACTATCAATCAAGACATCGCCAATCATGACTCCAATCTGAGAGCCACTAAACCAGTCATATTCATAAGCAAAAGAGCCAATGCCATGAGGAGTAACATAATTGCCATTTTGATCTCTAAGTGCCATTAAATAAATTGATTCCTTCTGACTAAATGATTGTTTTTAAACTGTTTATTCTTTAACAAAGAGGAGGCAGTAGAACTCCATTCATCTTTTACTCCCTGACCATCAACTTCTCGTTTGCTTACTAGTCTCATTGGATCTATATCCCTTGCTACATACTGCACTACATTCTCAGTAAAAATATCTTCGATAGAGAATGTTGTTCCCTCTTGCATAAATTCTACACCATACAAGCCCATATGTGAAATAGAACCATACTCATTTGCAAACACTAGACTCATATCTAGTGGAGGAAGCTGATCTGGAAGATTTGTAGAATAAGTATATTTGTCATGATCACTAGTTCCTGTGTTATAGAACTTTAGATTCATTTCTAGAATCTCATGAAGGACATGTTGATTAAACACAGTAAAAATCATTGAGCCACCAATAGTTCTTGGGCCGCGAACATAAGCTCTTGGATATACAGAACCAAGGGTTCTAACAGGTGACTTCTCACGATACACACTATAAGACATTGTTTGAAGCTCACCAATAACTTTTGAGGTAGGAATATTTTTAGCCTTAACAATCTCTTTGTCAATTAGTTCAAGTTGGCTTGTTACTGCCGCTCTTCTATCATTTAACTGAATAACTTGATTGTCAGAAAGAGATCCTTGATAAGCATTTACAGTATTTTGAAGTACTGCTATTTGATTATCAAGTTGGAATAAATCCATTTCATGTTTTCTTCTGTCTTCGTTAAGAAGTTTTATTGCGCTAAAATCTCTAGGATAATGCACAATTACTTTAATATCAGCACCAGAATAGCTTCCCCAACCTAAGTATTCTGAAGCTGTAGCATTGCTAACAGGACCTATGACCCTTCCACCTTCATCGTATGCGACAAGACCTTTATCTAATGGTGCGCGATAACTGATCATTTTATTCCTTATAGAGAGGGGAGAACAGAGCTAGAGTCAATTCCCTAGCTCTGCAAATAGACAAACTGACAATTAGCCTAACATGTCTTCATGAACACCTTGGCTTACCCATGGCAATAGACCATGAGCAATATATGTATAGCTATGTTCGGAAACGATATCATCAATAGAGACACCATATCCAGAGTTCATAAGCTCACAACCAAGAATCTTCATAATAGACAATGCGCCATACTCATTTGCTGCGCCTAAAACGACATCAAATGGCGGAATCTGATCTGCGTACCAAGGTAATGCCTTTTGTTGATCAGACCCTGCAGTTGTAATATTACTCTCTTGTTGGCCAATATTAGCACCAGGTACATTTGTGCTTTCTGCTGATACTGGGCTTACTCCTGTTGTCGCAACTTCAACTCTTTCTCCTGCTCGATATTCAGGACGAAGGTCATCAATATCAGACAAGAAATAAAGTCTTCTGCTCTCCTCTTTAGGATCAGGGTTTGCTAGTTCGTACATTAGTGGTTCATGATCAAACTGAATGAAGACCAAAGAACCAGCAATTGCACGTTTGCCTCTAGCAAATGCTCGTGGATCTGCGCTACCCATTGTATAAATAGGAGCTTTTTCACGGGACACTTGGTATGAAATACCTTGGATGCTACCGATTACATTAGAACCGATAACAGCCTTAATGTCCACGCCTGAGAAGCTATTATAGCCTCTTGTGAATGCCGATTGTAGTGCCATTGTCTATCATTCCTCCCTTAATTAGCCAGACTTGCTTAGTGAAACTGTTAGATTAATCTGGCGAATCTCAAACGCTGGAATCAATGTCAGATTGACTTCAACGACGCCAAGAACTTCTTGTTGAGGAGTCTGAATGATACTAAACTCCTTATAATCTTGCAGATAGCCATCTCGTTTTGCTTGCAGGAGAATCTCTCCGACAACACTTTCCATACTTGCGCGTACAGAAGCACCAGTTCCTTCTCCAATAAACGGATCAAGACCAGAACGAATTCTGTCTACAACTTCTTTAACAATCCGCACTGTTGACAAACGTCTCCAGTCAGAATTTGGCAGAGTTGCTGTTGGCGCATCTGTTACTACGGTTCCACCAAGTGGACGATTCCGTAATGAGACATAGCCTGCACCAGTTAGACTATCATAGGCTCCCATTGCCATTTTATAAATGATAGAAGAACCAGAAATGTTTTTATTCGTTGGTGCACTTGATGGAGGAAGACCAATATAAAATCCTGCATATGAAGATGCAATAGATGCACGATAGCCAGCAGGATACCAATTGTTTCTTAAGAATGCAGTCTCAGAAACAACAGAAATGTATTTACCAAGATCAACAGCAATACTATTGTCATCAACTTGTTCTGTTCCATCCATAAACTGAGTATCAGTTAGGATCATTCCGCCACCAAACGCTCCGCTTCTATGATCAAAACGGCCAACCATAAACTTATTACCAAGTAAGCCAGTCCCATTTGCAGATGGAGCAGCAATGTAATATTCTCCTGTGTTTGTGTTTAATGTCCATGTTGGATCTTGTCCTAACCAACGAGCTCTATCTCGCAGAGAATTACTGTCGGGAGGAAGGACACCAATAACACCAGTTGCGTCAACAATCTCTTCACTATAGTCATACAGAAAACGAGATAGCTGATAACCGAAGTTAACTTCATGGAAATCAGCAGTTGTTAAAGTCGTTCCATCAATCTTTGTTGTTGAGCTAGAAGACCCAATTGCTGGAGTAGGAAATACCTCTGCAACGCCATCTCCATCAGTATCCCACCAGAAATAAAATTCGCCTTCATACTCTTCAACAAAAACTTTACCAAGAGAGTCAACATCAACAGTAGGAGAGAATGCTCCAGCTGTCGGATATTGCTGACCGACTGGGATTACAGGAGAAACTGCTCCTTTAAAGTGTCCTTGATTAACTATATTATAGTCATCTAAATAGACATCCATTGGAACAATAACATCAAATGCTTCAGACATTAGATTCTTGTAAGCAACATATAGCTCTTCATACATTTCCATTCTAGAAAGACTTAAGCCATCTGTGCCTGCAGTAAATTCTGTGCCTGCATATGTTGACGGATCAACACTAGCAAGGTTAATAAAACCGGAAGCAGAACCAATATCTGGCCCACCTGCTGCAGCTCTATACCCACTCACTACTACTTCAAATAGATCAATAGGGTTAGACGGGTTGTTATCCCAAACAACTAGATTGTCAGTATTGCGCCGAACAACCAATCGATCTGAGGTATCGTCAAAATACAAAGCATAATCTGTTCCTGCAGATGCATCTTGAGTTACTGTTTCAATCCTATATCCTGCTGAACCAGCAGAATCACCAACATGGTCTAGGACTGCAGAAGTAGAACCAATACGATATAGAGCGACTTCCTCAGCTCCTGTTTTAAGAGCTTCCCACATGCCGCGAATTAAAGTTCCTTCATTGCCAAACTCACTTTTGGCCTGAGAAGTTGTAGGAACTAAGAATAGTTCATCGCCCTGACCTTGGCCAGCAGTACCAATAATTAATACACGAGGCGCTCTCGCTGCTGCTGTAGGAGCCAAATTCCCATCATTCTTAGAAAGTTTTACTCCTGGAAGATTTGGATATGCCATTACGAACCCTCCTAATTAGTAGATAGTTCCAGATCAATAAGAATTTGTCTTAATTCTTGAGTGCTAAAATGGAACGTATCATCTGTTCTCACCATATAGGTGATGGGGTATTTTGTTACCACAAGTTCATCTATCTTTACCTTCTCTCTGCTTCCAACTCCTTCTTCAATAACCCGGAAACCATAGAGACGGAAATACCAATTATAAATATCCATCATTCTCTCAAACCAAAGCAATCTTTCTCTTGCTACTTTATTGGTTCGAGCGAAAACATTAAAAGTAACCCAATTGTCATAATATCTTCCCATAGTCACAAGTTTTTGACCAGGAGCTTCAGGGTGGTCAATAATTGCTCTCCTATGAGGAGTTACTTCTTTAATCCTACCTGCTCCTGAAGGCCCTTGGTCAAATTTACCAGGAACTCTAGTCTTCAAATAGAATGTTATTGCTTCTGTGTCTACTGTCTCTGGAGGATCATCTTCAACAACTAAAATAAGTTTATCGTCTAATACCCCTTCTTGTCTTTGTTTTGAGACAACAGAATTTTGTACCAACTCAAAAAAATCAGATAGTTCCGCACCAGAAACTGGAGTCCTTTTGCCAGTGTCGACACTTTCTAGATACCTATTCACAAGAGACTGGATTTCAGACTCATTAAGTCTGACTCGAATATCCACTGCCTCTGAGGAGGTGACTCTAGTTATGTTGTCTATTCTTGACGTCATACCAAATACTCCATTTACGTTCTTCTACAGCGCGAACTCTCCAGAACTCTATTCTACCATTATCTGACCTAAAAGGATCAGCACTTAAAATTTTAAACATTTTACTTCTTGTTACAGGAAGAGTAGGCTTCCCCTCAGAATCCAAATCAACTGTAACAATATAATCTTCCGGCGCAATAACAACATCATATTCCAAGAAGAAGTCATCGCCTTCAAATTCTTGATTTTTCCCTTCACGTTTGCGAAAAGAATCATCATTTCTATAATACACTATTTTGGCTTCGTCCCAAAAATAGCCCATACCTAGACAATACCTGCAATAATAATCTTTGTCAGGTTCGTCAGTAATATTATCTCGACAGGGACAACGAACAAGGTCTCCATTTGAATCTCTACGCATTCGTCGCAAAAGTCCTAAACGTCCTTTGGGTTCTTCATCTATAGCTCCATATAGCGTACGATGCATCTCTGTCCTCAAATCAAGTTCTTTGCCAGAAAGAGTTGTTGGATAAAGACTTGTATATGGATTTGTGCCAGCCATTAGTCGTTAGTCCTCCAAGAGTTTTTATGTCTCCATGTCTTAAGTGCTCTTCGAGAGCTGCTACCTCTAACAGAAGTATTTGTTGATGGCCGATAATAGCCAAGGCCTGAAGTAGCCTCCCATTGTCTGCCAACAGCAATAGCATCTTCTGCATTTGCCCCTTTGACAGTAGAACCTGGTTTTAAGGAAGTATCAGGAGCAATTTCTCCTCCTGTTTGAACTGCTACTTTCCAATATTCTATACAACCATTCAGTCTATCTTGAGCGTCTGATAGACTACCTCCACCACCAGATCTAGAGACATTAAGATCTCCAAGAGTTTTACTCATCCGATCAGAAGAATTAGTATCAGATGCTATCCCGTTAACAAGCATAAGCTCTGCAAGACATGTAGCATATTCACGCTTGGCCATATTTAAGAAGTTAGCATTATCAGTTGTTGATACAAATGAGATAGCATCAACCATTAATGAAGCTTCTAGAATTGCAAGCATAATAGTCTCATCTGGTACATTAACTAATAAAGGACCAAGATCAAGACGGATCCTTCTAAGAGTTGTGTATATTGGAGTATAGGTTGTTGCAAAATAAGTAATATAGTCAGACCCCAAAGTTGTACCTTGGGTATTAGCAATAGTTTCATCAAGAGTAACAATAACTATATTGTTTTGATAAAGCTGACCAGGATCCAAATCAATTCTTAACACATTGTCTCCAACTAAAGAAGTTGTGAAACTTAAATCCCCAGTATAGGTAATAGAAGTAAGATCATCCACGCCTGTTGCTGGCTTAGATTCAATACTTACAGCATTCACTAAAGTAGAAGCATTGATAGGATAAGTATCATCAAATGTAACTGTAATTCTTTCTCCAACATAAGGATCTGTAGAGATAGCGACTCCATACTCTCCACCTGTTGGGTCTACGGAGTCTATAGATAAAGTTGAAGCTGTAGCGCTTGCTGCAAGCTCTTGGATGCCACTTGTACTAGATGTTGAGGGAGGAGTAGCAATAGCCCCACTACCCGTAGAGAATGTCCATCTGTAAGTATTTAACAGAGAGAAGAAGGGGATGCAAACAATTGTCCACCTGTCTCCAGATACAAAAGTACCATCAGGATCACAAGTAATGTACATCCCATTATCAAGCTCTCGACGGCCCGTAACAGTAATACCACTATATAAAGTTAAAGGATCAGAATTATCCCACCACTGATAAGTAGCATTACCTGTTTGTCCTCCTGTTACTATCTCTACAGTGTAGGTTTTTTGAATCGTTCCTGTATAGCCTCCACCAGTATAAATTACACCAGTGCCAGTTACAGAAACTGGATTTGGATCAAAAACTGTTCTTGTTCGAACTCCACTATCAAAAGCATTTGTAGGATCTTCATCTCCAGCAAGGATAGCAGAATATTGCTTATTAGAGGCTAGAGGAGCTTCAGGTGTCAAAGTAGCAACCGTACGCCAAAGGTTGCCCGCTCCAGTATAGTCAACTTCAGTGTCTGCAACAGGAGAACCAGAAGCATCAACTCTTGAGAAAGAAACAGTGCATTTTACAAACCCTCCAAAATACGGAGAGTCTAAAATATCATCAGCATTAAGACCAGGCTCTTCAAATGGATTTAATTCCCCACCAAAGAAGACACCTTGATCTGGACCAGTAAGAACAAACGTACCAGTGTTAATGGAATCTTCATCCATCTCCTGGTCAAATGTAACTGTAATTTGGTCGCCAATAGGGATGCCTACAGCACCATTAGCCGGATAAACATTGACTACACTTGGAACTGTGGCCATCTAAATTACTCCTCCTCAATCTCTAGAGTGTCTGCAATTGAATTAATTTTTGCTTCTTCTACAAAAGCCTCCGGAGTATCCTTGCCTCCATTGCCTAAAATCTCAGCAAATTTTTCAGCAGAACTTTCTGCTTTTTGCTGCTTGGCCAAGGCACGAAGTTTAGAAATTAATTCTTCTGTGACTTTTAATGTGATTTCTCCAGTGTCTTCAAGCTCTAACTTCGCACGAAATTCTCTACTATTAACATCAACATCCTTCATCTTAAAACTCCATAATCCTTTGTTCAATAGAATTAATAATCCCAATCCTATTCTTATTTTGTTTTTCAATAGTTAAGCATGCATGCAATAAGGACAAACCCTCTTCAGAGTCAGAAGTCTCTTTGATAATTTTCTTTACTGTATTCCCATTCTTACTCAGAATTAATTCTGCATTTTCATAGTCTGTTTCTGTAGGTTCTAGAATCTCATCTTCTTCGTCTTCGTCATCATTACCAACAGTAACAGAAAAAACTTCAGGAACAGTGTCGGATTGATCTTCTTTAATATCTTCTAGACTGACAGAAAATTCTCCCCTAATATAGCCAGCCTCTTCCAAAGAAGGAATTCTATTCCCCTCTGAATCAAAAAGCTTAATCTCACATCTAGAGATAGACTTATCAATAATTTTTTTGTCTTCATCAGACAGAGAATCAACATTAATAAGATCGCTAAATGGCTTTGAACGATTGAGCTTTATAGCCTTCCCAAGAAACCAGAAAGGACTTTCACTCAGCTTAATCTTAACGAGCTTCATAGCTCTACTCCTTGGTTAGAAAGAAGAAAGGGAGAAGGAGACCGACCGCTCCTCCTCCCTTTCGATGCTACGTCATAACGACGCTACGAATTATAGTCCGCTGATAGCAGTTGTGGTATCGATATCATCGAGTGAACCAGCAGCAGAAATAGTTGCACTAACGGGTAGAGCAATCTCATTTGCTTTAACTGGGATGTTCTTAAGAACACCGATGGCCAGACCATCTTCATAAATAGCGAATGCATAACGTTCTTTCAGCTTCACTTTTGTGATATCAGTAGCCATGTCTTCCCATTGATCCATACTAACGTCCTCATCAACAACGAGAGCGCCAAGATTCTGAGAATCAAAGATCATCATGTCACAAGTGTTATTGTGCACATTAAATGGAACGAAGGGGCTAACGAGTACACGTAATGGATGTGGGAAGTAACTTGGAATTACTGGGGCAGAATTTAGATTCTGATCAATTTCAGAAACAGTACTAGGAGTCTCAGACCCTGCATTCCCAGTTGGAGTAAACTGTCCATATCCACTACTAATACCCATCTTGTTCTGCGAAGCATTTGCCCATGGCAGACCAGACTTCGGTATATTGTGTGGTTGGAACCAAGAACCATTACCAGTATTCTTCACGATGGTTTGAAGCAGAGGATCAGCCATCCACATAGACCATGTGAGGGGATGCATTAGAATGGTGTCAGGGGTATAACCCTGCATCATAATATGTGCATATGCTTTTAGAAGATCTTCCATGCGACAAGAACCGTTACCAGAACCTGTAATAGAGCGACCTGTGCATGTCCCATAAACAGAACTTGTTGGAGTTAGATTGTCAAACAAAGTAACACCCATAGAGGTAATGTAATTCATACCTTTTTGTTCTTTATGACGATCAAGAGCCCGACGAGCTGCACGGATGTGCATATTGATTACGTCAAACTGAGAATACTTTCTCATCTCTTCAGTAATCTTGAAGGCAACACCAGTTTTTCCCACATTAATAGTGATAGAACCAGGTGCTACATTCAGCTGCTGTTCGGGATATGATTGGCCTTCGCCCAGATCGTAAGCCACTAAGGCTCCAATTGCAGGGAAGGTAATCCGTGCTGCTGGGGTATACTGAATCCGATCCAAAAGACTTGGAACAATTAGCATAGGCTCAACAGGTTCGCGAACGATATCTTCGACTACTTTCGGCATCCAATATGCGGCATTTGGTGTGGCCATAATATCATTGAATTCAAGCTGAGTTTGTGTTGGCTTGTTGAATCCATTGCTTAGCCATGTATCAAGAAATACCTCATAACTGTCGCCGAAGGCTACTTCATGATCGATTTGCTTTCTACCCATTTTTAATATCCTCCTTCTTCGGCATTAGCGGAAGATCAAGTTAACAATGATCATGCGCTCAGCTGCATTTGTATAAGTTAGCTGGTCCGTACGTCCACCAGTTGCGCTACCAGGAGTCTGCATGTTTGCAGCAGTCTGTCCTTGGTAAGCAGTAGCAACACGGTCCAAATAATCTTTAGAGTGACGACCTTCACCAAATACTGTTGTACCGATGATCTGACCAACAACACCAAAGATATGATTATCAATTGCTTGTTCTAGTTGTGAAGATACAGCTGCGTTATCTGCATTGGTATCATACTCAGGATCTGCTGAATAAACAGCACCTGCAGATGTGTATCCTTCTGCATTGGCGATATCAAGAGTAGCCTTGATAAGGTTACTATTACTATCGTATGTTAGGAAATCGCCATACTCTAGATTGCCAGTTGCACATGCATATGTGCTTACTGTATTCGTTGCTGTTCCAGTTGTGGCATAGTGATAATAAGTAATAGTAGAACCCACAGCCCATGGAGAAGGAATAGCATTCCCGCCAGCCTCATAGAGGAAAAGGACGCCCATCTCATAATCGATGAAGTAATCGCCTGCTGCACTAATTGCAGTCACTGCGCTAACTTCACGAGTAAGACCAGCAACAGAAGCAGTAATTGGACTATCTTCTGTAATATGAGCCACTGGATAATTTACAAACATGTAAGCAACAACATTGTCAGTAGCGGCAACGTCACTTGCGTAACGGTCTACTGCATGAATTTGTGTCGCATTAAACCAGCCAGCAACACGAGGAGTAGTAGTGCCATTGAAGAAGTTCTCCATAGCAGCAGCAGCTCCACCAGTATTGTCATTGGCCATTGTTTCTGTAGTCGCTAATGCTGGAAGCACTGGGAATGTAGAAACATAGTCACATGTTACTGCAACTAAGGCCTGTGGACGGAAGTTGTGTTGATAAAGATTGGCTGGATTGAAATGATCAGATCCGGCTGCCTTGTAATAGTTATAAGAGGCGAATCCAATAGGCTTGCTAATGAAGTCCATTGCAAACTCGCTGTGGCGAATCAGACCACGCTGACGGAGAGCAGTTGTAAGCTGTGTCTGTGTATAAGTCACAGCACCAGTAACCGCAACACCAGTTGTCAAGTCAATTGTGCCTTCGGTTACGTCTGTAGCTGTATAAGCTAGAGTATTAGACCCAGCTGCTACATTCCAGGCTTTCCGCAAGCCAGCAGGAACAACATGCCCCTCACGAGACTCAGCAACAACTTTACCAGAAGAGACTACGATGTAATACTCGATTTCTTCTTCTTTGCGTTGCACGGGGAGCCATGGGGCTGGCATGCTTTCAAAGTGCGGACGATGAGATTCGGACCATTCAACATTAGGCGTAATACGGCCCATACGGTCCCAAAACTTGTGATCTGCAACATATCCTCTTGGAATAGTCATCTTTTGTTACCTCCCTTATCTATTCAGCGTCAACTGCGTTGTTTTTTGCTGAAAGATTTTCAAATGGTACGAGCTTTTCGTCGATTACTTTCAACGTTACCATACTACCATAAAGTCTTTTTGCTTGCACATGGTCGCCTTTCTTTATGAAATCACGCATGTTTTCAATTGCCTCTATAGCAGTACGAGAAAGACCATCAGGAAGTTGGTTATTGTCAATATCCTTATTCACTGTTGGATCTTCTACGCCTTCTGTTGGCTCATTGGCCATACCATCGTTAATTTTGTTCATAATATTCTCAAGATTAAAGTCTTTAAGAATAAGTGTTTGTTGTTCTTTAATGTCAGATTCTTTTAAAGAATCCATAGCTTTTTCAAGACTTTCAAACTGACCAGACACAGTACCAGCAAGAGCCAAATGATCCTTCTGCGCTGCTACTAGCCGAACACCTTGTTCTACATTTTGATCTACCAAAGACATATAATCATTGATTTGATTTCTTAGTTCATCACGCAGAACAACCAGTGTATTCTCTAGTCCAGAAATTTTCACTTCTGCATCCTCTAGTTTTTTGTTAGACCTATTTGCTTCATCTTCATGAGATGCACACTTAGCACAAGGTCTTTCAAGTTTCAAGTTGCGGCTGATCATTTCTGCTTCCATCATGTTAAATAATTCTTTCGCCTCTTTATCTTCGAGAGTATCAATCATATCACATGAAGGAATTTCAAACTTGTCATTCTGTTCATTAACCTCTGGCAATTTACAATCTTTCTTGCTATCGCAACCAAGAGCTTTTGCTTTACGATTTACACAAGAAAGAATTTTAGCTTTACTACCTGGTCCTTTATAGCGACCAATAAGACGACGTGCAGCAGTAACATGAGCACAATCAGGAACTGGGAATGAACGATCAGGACCACAGAAAGTAGACTCAGATAATTTCTTCCGTTGAGCTGTGCTTAGTTTTGCATCAGCAGCCTCATACTCTTCTTGTGGAAGAAGCTCTTCCTCAAGCATTGCTTTTAATTCTGCTTGCATCTCGTCACAGATAGCATCTGCATCAATTTTTTCATCAGCAGTTTCAATCTCTTCTAGAGCATAAACAAAAGCAGTTTCTGCGTTAAGATTAGCTTCCTCTTGATGAGGGTACAAACCATCCTCAGTCTTCATTGCTACTAGCTTTTTAACAATGTCTGTAGCTTGCATCTCATCCAGCTCAGGACGAAGCTTCTTAACGGCAGCCATTACCTCTTGTTCAGCATCAGAAAGAATTACCTCTGTTGCTTTGTCTGCCATGGTATTTTCCTCCTTATAGTCTCTGAATGAGAACGCAAAGCTATTTGAATCCTCGACAGAGTTGTTTTGCCAGTCTTTTGTATTGACTGAAAATTCTTTTACGGAATCTTGATGTCCAATAGAGATTTGAGTTAAAGGATCTCCATCAAAAACAACAAGACTACATTCATCATAATTATGGACTCCAGGAACTACAGCACAAATTACTTTGTCATCATCGTCGTCCCCATATTTCTTTCCTGGTTCATGTTCACAAAAACCATCTGCTGCCCAGTTTTGTTGGCATTCAGAACAATATGCATGTCCAGGAGAGCGGAAAGAAGTAGAAACAGCATCAAACAAACCATCAGAGACTTGTTGAATAGCCTTTTCGTCTAAAAGAACGCCCTTTAATTGGATATAGCCAAGTCCTCTCCATCCATCAGAGAAAGGAATTCCAGATCTTAAAAATCTTTTAGCAGCAGCAACTTGCTTGGTAATGCTATTAGAACTATCCATCATAATTTGGATGTTCTTATCATTCTCTAGTCCCTCTGGTATTGTAGGAATATATTCGGCCCCTACAATAATACCAACAGGATCAGATTGAGAATCATGGTGCTTAAGAATCTTAGCAGGCTTTTTACGATTGATAAAAGTACTGACTCCATCCATCATACGAGAGGGCAAATAGAATCTTAAATTATCATTAAACAAAGCTGCATGGGTTGCCTCAAATGTAACCTCAAGACCTTTTGTTGCCGCACTGGCAGAAGAGTAACTATTAACTGGCGAAGCGACTAATGAGTCTTTCCACTTTGTAACTTCTTCTTCTTTTGGCTTCACAATCTTATAATAATCTCTAAACAGAGCAATATCAGACATTCTTATACTCCTATTATTGGCCTACCTTTTGCATAGTACATGTGCAATTAGGATGCAATGGAGGTAAGTCTTCGTAAATTATAGCATCCGTAGATTCGTATTTCAAAGAGTGGTTGTCACAAGTGTCACATGGATCGCTTCCGTTTCTTACAGAATGCATTTTATTAAACCCATTCAAACGATGCCCACTAGCTAAACCATAATTGTATGCACGCATAACTTCACTCTTATCAATCATCCTAGTCCTGTGCTCAAGTGCATTAAAAATTATTTCCACAAAAATAGCATCCTCAATTTTAAGAGCTTTTCTTTTGAAAGTATGTGCTTTAATTGCATCAAATAAATTATCACGGAGTCTATTTACATATCTTTCAACATGATCTTGAATCTTAGCATCAATTTTGTCAACACGCACTTCCCAAATCATTCTTCCTGTTTCACGGAGGCCAGTTCTATATGCTTGACTGGCTTGGCGAACTAATCTATCACGAGCCTCTGAGAATGACATATTAATTGCTAGTTCTAATTTAGAGACAACCAGACCAGTTCTTCGTACTTGATCAACAATATCTTCTTTAAGAGCAGTATAGATGTTTTCTACTGGAGGACTCTGTTTGTAAATAAAATCTAAAGAATCTTTATTTATTTTAGCAGAAGACCTAGCTCCATGTTGATTGGCAGGAGCATTCTTATTAGCAACTGCATTGCCACCAGCTGTTTGAGCATTAGCTTGCTTGGTTCTTGATTGAGATTCTGCTTGAGAAGCATCTGTTCCAGGTTCATCTAAGGATTGAAGAATAATCTTATCTCTTTCAACAAGACCATAATTAGTATTGCCCCAGTCTCCATCGCCCTTGGTAAACATTTGAGTTTTCTTTGTGCCTGTCGGCCAGCCTTGCCCTTGGAACGGCTCAAGACCAATACTTTGTCGCATCTCATCATGTGTAATAGCATTCTTAAGAAACATATCCACATAATGATTCTCTTTAGCTTGACGAGATTCTAAATCAATTTCTTTGAATTTAAGATAGACTCTATTCTCCTCGTCTAGAAGGGTAGAAGAGGGGAAAGTAGATTCTAAAAGAAGCTCTTGAATAATATAAGAATAGAATAAAGCTCCAAACTCTTTTTGATCGGCTTTAGTATCGTCAATAAGATTTCGAGACATAGTTTGAGCAGTGCTGCGATTAGCAGTACCCCCTTCGCCCATATCTACAGAAGAGACACCAAGTCCAGTAAAAATTCTTTGCTTAAAATGATCAATTACTTTATCTACTGCCAAAGGAGAACTAGAGGCTTGTAGAGGAGTAATCTCATGTCTTTCAGGTGTAACCCAACAACCATCTGAAGGCATTCTCGCTGCTTCTATCTTTACAACATCAATTTCAGTAGAGCCATCAGGAAATACTGCTGCTGGAGCATCTTGTGTTCCAACTCGATAATGGAACAGAGGAAAAAGATGTTGATAAATTAACAACTCAACATTTTCTTCGATTCGACGCAAAGCACGAATATCATCTTTGACTGGGACTAAAGAGGGAGTCCCCACAGAATATCCTGGCCTTTTATCAAAATAAAAATGCACAACATCTTCAGGACGAAATTCTTTTTCAACTTTGCCATGAATATCTTGTTGGTATTTAACGATTTTGCCAAATTCATCTCGTTTAATACGAACTGTTTCAGCAGGAAGTAAGAAATAACCAGCTACAGGCTCTAGCCTCTTGCCTTCTGGGGTGACTCTTGGTCCTCCTCCAGAAGAAACTTGTTTGCGAACTTTTACCCAAAATGCATTTGATGTTCTAATTAAAGATGCAATTGTTTCAGATAGAAGAACAGGGAAAGGCCCCCCTGTTGCTTGCTCCATCTGTTGTAAGCGTCTCTTGATATATCGAACTCTAGCAATATTAGAACCAGTAAACTCATATCCTTCTTTAAGAAACAGATTTTTCTTTACACGAAACGCTCGTCTCACATATGATTCTGTGTCAAGGATTCTTCCAGTTTCAACAAGATCCCATTCAGGGAACTCCCATCTAAGTGTAGGAGCGCGACCTCTTCCAATATTAGAGGTATATACTTTTGTTGGAGAAGGAAGATGTTTTGGAATAATACTTTTCTTCTCAGGCGTACGAAACCCTGTATTCTTTTCTGGAGCTGGAGCTATCTGGTCCTGGTGTTTTTCAGTATTAGCCATTACCGCCAGTTCTCCTCTCGTAATCGGCAATCCATTCTCTGGCTTGAGTTAATTCTTCTGCAGTGACATCACGCAGACAATTCTTGACTATAATACCTGATTCTACAGATTTTTGCTTAACTTCTTTGGCTTTTGGAGTATCAGTTTGATTCCTGTCTGCCTCTGATAAATCCTCTACTGCAGAAGCAACTTGCTCTGCTGAAGGAGGAGCTTTTGAACCTGGAGGAATAATATTAATAGTACCATCATCAAGCACTTTAAATTGCGTAGCACTGAATTTATTTAGTCCATCTTCAAGAATGAATTTAAGTTGTCCATCATCAAAGTTACTATTAACTCCACATTTCAAACCATTGCGAGAAACAGCTTCAATAATAGCTTTGATAATAGAGATCAATTGAATGATTCTAGACTTAACAATAGAAGTATCTGTTTTCTTAATCATCCAACCTGCATCTGTGCCTAAAAGATCATAGATCATTTGTATAGCATAATCGAACCAATCTTGAACATATCTAATTGCTCCTTGCATAATATTTCTCAATTGAACAACAGAATTAACAAGTGGTTCTGGATCAAAATATTCACGAGCCTCAAGAGGTTTGTTTTGTTTCTCAGGAGGATTGTTCTCATTACCAACAGAGAATTCTTTGCTCCACTTCTCTGATTGAGGTATATCATCTTTACTCCATCTTGTACCATCTCTTTGATTGCCAGCTCTTAAAGGAGGAGGAACTTTTTTACGTTTCTTTGCCTCTTTGGCTCTAAGCTCTGCCCATCTCTTATTTCTTTCTTCTCTCTCTGCTTCAGACAGACTAGGATTTATCGATTCCTTCATCTCCTCGGCAGCAAGCTCCGTCTCTTCCTCTGGCCACTCAGGTCTTGATGGATTATATTTTTGTTCATCAGGAGTATTGAATCTTTCTAGCTCTCCAGAAATCCATTGGTCGTCGGGATTTGCTCCTGCAGTAAAATTCGCTGCCATATTTTGATCGCCAGCAGCATTCCCTATATCTGCATCAAGACTTGCCGTTGCTTGAGACAATGGAATCTTCATTGTTTGTGCAGTAAGAATAATTTCATTAATATGATCAACAACACAAAGTGTAGGTGCCAATAACATTTGGATGAATTTATCTAGCCATTGAGACAAAGCATCTAGAAACGGACTTAGAATTGTACCAACAAGATTAACAATAAAATCGATATTGAATTTAATATCCAGATTAAGTTTTGCAAGATATTGTGTCAATAAGGAAAGGATAGCCAACAGGTCTTGTGGGCATAGACGGGCCAAAAGATTAATTAGCTCACAAACATCTAAATACATTCCTGGGCTCTTAAACAAATCGCGAATCTGGCCAAGCAAGTCTGTTCGCAAATTAAGATTCAATAAATGAACTTCTAATAAATCTCCATCCGGAAGCAAACCATCTAAATCAAGAAGCCTATCAAAACAAGGAATACATTCTGTAAGTACTTTGCCAACTTGTTCTGCTTTTGTTTTAGCACTCGTATCTGAACCAAAAATTTCCCTATAATCAAAATCTTGTTGTCTAGAACGCAGCCCATTCATAAAAGCATCTGGATGGTCCATTGAATTATTCCAAAAAGACATTCTTTCAGAAGACATCTCTTTAGCTTTTGTATATGCAGGATCTTCAGCAGGAACAGCAGATGCTTGATGCATGCCAGGATAATAGTTCATTTGTTCTCTGACACGCTCAGAAAAGTTTCTAGTAGAATATACATCTTTATAATGATAGGCTAAAGCATAGTCTTCTTCAGCCCAATTCGCTGCTTCTAATTCAAAGGTGTTAACAACAAGAGCATAGTCATGTTGTGCAAAAGGATTATTTGGATTTACAGACAGGCTAATTGTTTTGCCATCTGACGATTTAATAACCTTCTTCTCATTAGTTCGAATAATTTTTTCGTCGTCTGTAAAACCCATTATTCACCTGTAGCAGTAGAGACAGCCTCTGTTAATCCTTCAACAGCAACTCCTCCAGCTTCTTTCTTCGCTTTGACTTGTTGTTTAAGCACCTGACTTTCGGCATTCGCATAAGAGCCGTTATAACTAGCCTGTACGGTTCCCTGTCCGCTTCCAGAGCCAGGGGAGACTGTAGTACCAGATTGGGCAGTAGGGCCTCCAGCGGTAGCAACAGCTTGTCCTGGTATTACTTGAATAGAAGTCTGGACGGGCAAATTACTAGGAAGCATCATTTGCTTTGCATCTTTACGACTAACAAAATGATCTAAAATATATGGAAAAATTTTAGCATATGTAATATATGTTGCTGCTTCGTCATAAATTTCTTCATTAATTGGTTCAAATGCCATCATTGGGATGGAGCTCCTGTATCATTAGAAAGTTTTGCTAATTCACGAATACATATTTTATACATTTCAAATGTAATTTCTTCTTGCTCGCCGAGACCAAAGATACGACCCAATGCTTTTATCACAGAAAGATGTTGTGCTCTATTAAGAGGAACTGTGGCATCTTTGCAGCGATCTTCAATTTCGGCCTCTAGTCTCTTACAGTCTTCAATAACTCCTGTGTATCCATCGACTACTTGTTTTGCTTTCTCTCTTCTTGCATCTAGATCAGATTTCTCTTCTTGATTTGGAACATCTGACATATAAGGCAATAAAATCTCTCTTGGTTCTTTAGGGACCCAAGATACTCCTGCTTGCTCTGTTAAAGCTTCCGCATCATTAGGATTTAGGAGTTTTTTAAGATCGGACATTAAATCACCGTGTTCTCTGTTGACTCTACTCTAAGAACAATGTCAGTTTTGTTTTGTGCATTCGTATTTGGCGGACAAGAAACAAGGTACCAAAATGGATAATAAGTACTTGTATCTCCTATTCCATCAGACCCAATGTTGTCCATATCAATATGGTATCCCCAATCAATATCATCCCATTCAGCTTCTGTAGGTTCTGATCCACCTTTATTTAGTTTTACTCCCCAGCCAGTTTCATTATATATAACATCACCATAAGGGTTTGCATCTATAAGATCTACAGGAGTAATTTTAATATTCGAATACCATCTAGAGGAATCATTATTCCTAAGATAAAGAACAATTGCAATTTCATCTCCATCTTTCCCATCATGAGTAGTAGTAACTGGATTGGCTAAGTCTGTGCCAACAGTAGCTAAAGACATTAAACCATTTGAATCTCTGAAATACACTTCAAGGCTCATTGTGCCTCCTAGAAATTTGATCTTGTTGGCCGATTTCTTCTAATAGATTGTCGACCACGCCTACGTTGTAAAAACCTTTGGATATGTAAATCCTCTTCATCTGTAGACCATCCCGGTCTATTAGTACGAATTCCATCAAGACCATTATCTATTCTAGCAGGTGTCGATGCAAATAGCTGTTCTTCAACAAGTGTTTTTTCAAAGCCACCATCTAGTCTTCTTTCTTGTGGAGTCGCAAATCTTTCTTTCTCATCTTGAGATTGTTGATTCTTTAAAGTCCTTGGGTCTGGCACTGATGCAACTTGAGTATTAACATTCCTAGTATGTAGACTATCAAATTCTAACTGAAATGCAACTATTGCTAAATTTAAAGCATCTAATTTATGATCTTTTGCTTTAGGATCTTCAAGCCCATAGACAGGAGTCTTTGTGGGCGTAATCCTTTCAATAATGTAACTTCTTAGTTGTTTTTCAAGAATATGATCATGAGCCGATAGCCTAATTTTATTTTGCTCAAATAAACGAACAGAAGCATTTACCATAAATGGTTTAGCAGGGCTTTTCTTCTTTTGAGAAGTAACAGGATCCCGAATCTCAATAGAAGCTCCTGCGTCATATTTCTTCAGCATATTCAATAAGTTAGCAGTGTCTCTGTCTCCATCCCTACGCATATTTTCATATGCAGTTTTCCTTAAAAGCTCATAGTTAGTACTGCCATTCCCAGCATCAATATATATAAAATGTGGTCTCCACTTGCGATTCATCTCAAGCAGTTTAGACACACCAGTCAGCTGCGTAAACTCAGAGCTTTCTACATGAAGAGCATCTACAACTTGGAATCTATTTGTGAAAGGATTAAAGCCTAGAACCACAATCTCAGTACCATGTTTTTCGTTCCAGTCAGTCCCAATTGTATATTTCCACGAAGGATTTCTATTAATCCCTTCATATGTGTAATCAGCTAAAGCTCGATCTATATATGCTGGCTTATAAACACCAGACTCAGAAGTTCCCCATTCTGCTAAATACTCATGTGTCCATTCTTCTTCTGTAAAAGAACTCTTTTCTCCTTCAACTTGTTTCCACCAAGGTAGAACTTTATATGTGAAGTGGAATTCTTTATAATGAGGACTTTCTTCACACAAAGCATAATAAGGAGTCTTAAAGCCTGTGGGAGTAGAGAAACCACAAAGAGAAGTATTAGGAGAGGTGTGGAGAATAGGGAAAATACCGCCACGGAGAGCAGTCTCATCAATATAATCCATTTCCTCGCAATAAATATCGTCAGCATCTTGCCCACGACCTGCAAGGCCTTCCTTCTTGCCTTTAGCCCCTCCAGCAAAGCCACGAACACGAGAACCATTCCTAACTTTGATTTCATAATAAGGAGCAGCTACATCTCTAACAACAGAATCTTTAAGAACCGGATTCGCAGCAATAAAACCACGAACACGAGTAAAGATCTCTTCGACATGCACTTTCTGTGGGCCAGTTACAAAAATTTTACGATCTGAACTTGTAAACAACTTAAACAGAATTTCCATACATACACTATCTGTTTTGCCAGTTCGTCTCCCAATTCTTAAAACTTTACGACGTGAAGTACATCTAAGCACTTGCTCTTGATACCATCTAGCAACCCAAGGAAGATTCCCTGGTAAACGAGCGAACATTTTAGCAAATTCTACTTTGTCTCTAACTGCACGAAGAATACCTAACTGATCATCTGTTTTAGTTGCCTTCTCCATCGGAGAAATAAGCTCTTTCTTAATCCCTGTACATGGAACTAAGAATTTACGCCCTACAACCTTGCCATCAAGAACATGTTTATTGTATTTTTTGATTTGACTACGAACACATTCATGACATTGAGGAATTACTTCGTCAACATCAAATGGCAAGTCCATTTCTCTAAGATCTGCTAATTCATCTTTCATATTATCACCTAAGATAAGATTTTATAGGAATGTTCAATATTTGTACAGAAGTTATTGATGGAGCATTACTCCTTCTCTACCTAACATTGAACGTGCAGTCATTTGACCTCTATTCATTGCTTGTAGAGATTGTTGTCTCATTGTATGCGCGCTTCTTGTCATAAAAGCAGTTGTGTCACCTTTCCAATTAAGACGACGACGAGATCTTTCTCTTTCTACCATCCTGTCTGAAACTCCCATAACCCCATATGCCGCTTCTTCAGCACCATAAGCACCTAGGAAGCCGCCAGCAAGGAAACCTACCCCAGCACCAATTGCTGTACCAAGACCAGGAATAACACTCCCTAATGCTGCTCCAATCCCCATCCCTGCTTTAGATCCTAATTCCCAGCCGACTTGACCGACAAGACTAGCCGCGACAGCCTTCCCTTTCTCTTGAATGCCACCAGGCGTTGCAAACGCTGGTATTCCTACCATTCCTAATCCTAAACCGAATCTAGCGACTCTTCCACCTAATGCAAACTTTGCACTTTTGGTCTCCGCTTTCTTTATCTGATTTGTTATTCTTTCATTACCAGGATCGGCACGCTGCATTCTTCTAAGATTCTCGATATGCTGAGGACTTCCATGTTTGATAGATTTTCTCCAAGGAGACTTAAACGCTTCTGAAGCTGTTGGTGCAAAAGCAGTTGTTGCAAAAGTACCTCCACGAGCGAAGGAAGAGGGAAACATCCCTCTGGCCCCCTCATGAATTTCCCACATTAAGTCCCCACGAATACCAGCATTCGGTCCATGAGGATTAGCATCAAACCATTGCATTAGTACCCTCTATTAGAAGCCATAATTGAAGATCCAATATGAGCAGCAGAAGCTGTGCCTATTGCGCCAAGTGCCATACCACCATATTTATTTACAGCAGTAGCATTACGTCCAATAGCACCACGAGCAGTAGCCATTCCCATCCCAGCTGCTCTTGTAAGATCTGCACCATATCCAGCAGCAACTCCACCATACCCAGCACCTCCAACAAGAGATCTTGCTGCGACACCAGTAAGCTTGCCTCTGCCCCATCTAGCTCCTCGAATACCAGACTCTAAGCCTCTTCTCATTCCTCCTGCTATACTCATCCCTCTGGCAGCACCAAATCTACGAGCAGCACGAAATCCAGCTCCACCAAAAGCTCCTCCCATTACTGCCCCTCCGATAGCTCCACCCATTCCTCCTCCTCCAGAAGCTCCATAAAGACCACCAATAGCAGCACCGCCTAATGTTCCTGCAAGTAATTTTCCAAACATATATTTTCACACTCCTTAAAAATAGAAATTATATCTTTCTATATTATAGCACTACATTGATTCTGTTGATCTAAACCCAGAATGTTTTCTACCTGCTTTATAAGCTGCTCTATGGCCAATACCAACAGCATCTGTACTCACTTGTCGGAATTTCTTCATTCTTTTAGCTCTTGCTTTGTCTATTGCTGGATCAGGAAGTTGAGCCATTACATCCTGCAAACCTACTTGTTGAGCAGCAAACGGATCAGCTGCAGCAAATGGATCAATAGCAGCCAACTGAGACTTCTCTTCTGAAGCAGCTTTAATAAGCCTAGAGACAATATCAATATCTCCACTAGCAGCATTAGTCCCTCCTACTTCTGCTAGATTTCTTGCATTACCAAAGTCAATAATACCAATTTGATCTTTATCAGTAATAAACACATTTCCAAGATGAGGATCTGCATGTTCGTATCCCGCTCTATGAATTTTAGAAAAAGCAGAAGTAACTTTTCCTTCAAGTGCAGAAATATCTTTAGGTGCTAATTCACCTAATGTCTTGCCAGAAAATAACTCCATATCGATTTGACCAGGCTTTGCAGAATAAACGGAAGGTGCAACTGTAGATTCTGCAGCTCGCATAGCAGCTACTTCTTGTTCCCCAATCTCTCCAGTCTTTCTAGCGAAGGTAAATTTCTTACCTCTAAAAACTCCCTCCATCTTCCTTACAGACCCAAACATGCCTTCTCCAATAATACCTTTCTGAGTCGCTTGTTCTAATGCAGATTGAAATTCTGAAGATCCAACTAATTTCTTAAAAGCCTGGTCTTTATCTACATCTTTAAATATGTTCCTGGCTAATGCTTTAAGAGGATCCCAACCAGAACCAAAATCAGTAAGACTTCTAATAGAAGAAGCTCCCATCCCATTTGACCCTGGATGTAAACCTTCAATAGTATTATATGCATCATCTCTTCCACTAAAAGCACTAGAGATAATAGACTCAGAACCAGCATATTCTTTCTGTGGACCAGAGAAGAAAGCTCTTTTGCCTTTTGTTACCGTCTCATTTTGGAGATATGACTTAAGAGCATCGAACCCAGAACCAAAAGCACTAATTTCTCGAACTGATTGAGTTCCAAGGCCTTCTGAGCCAGGATGCAAACCTTCAATCTCTTCAATTGGCCTATTAGAAGGCTTAAATAAACTTGACAAAGCACTAGACGCAATAGGAGCCATTATATGACCAATAACACCTGGTATACCCTTATGTTTCCCTTTTGCTAATCGCTCGCCTAATTTCGTACCTTGTCTCATTCCTAATTCCCACCCTGCTACTCCCAATCCAAAACGAGCAGCATTTTCTAACGAAGGATCAGTAGAAAGAGAAAGCATTTCATTACTTAACCAAATTGCAGCAGGCGCTTTTGTTACAAACGGAGCTGCTTTCTTACCAACTATCTTTTCCATTCTGTCCCTAAAAGGGATATTCTTTGCTGTCAGCCCAGCATATAACATTGTTGCACTTGCGCCATATTTAATGGCATCAAGACCAGAGAAAGAAGATTCATCAGTACTAATCTCATTTGATTCTCTTGGAGAGATTTTCTTTAATTGACTAGGATTAATTTTATAAGGGACAGTAACTTCATAAATATCTGGCTTGTCTTCTCTTTGCAAGAAAGAAGAAAGAGCTTCTTGTTTGTATTCCGGGAACAACCCAAAGAATCCACCTTCTGACCATCCAGCAGATACAGTTTTTGGATCTACCTTAAACTCAAAAGCCGAACCATAAGGAATTCCTAATCCAGATTTTTGTTCTTCTGTAGCTTGAGAGAACCATTCTTTGGTTGTTGCATATACTGCATCTCCAGCAAGACCTTTCTCTGTTTTACTTGGAAGGAGACCTTCTCTTTCAATTTCGCTAGTATCAGTACCTTTTGCAACATGAATCAAAGAGACATTCCGCTGATAACCAGAACCAAAAGCAGTTAATGACTTTCTTACGTGTTCTGCTGCACCACCGTGACGAAGACCTTCAATTGTATTATAGTTGTCATCTCTGCCACTCCACCTTTGACCGCCTTGAGCTACTTGGTCTTTTGATCCTTGATATCTTCTCTGTGATCTACGAAGATTTCGTTTAGCAGAAACCGAATTGAGATAGTCCATCTCTTCTTGATAAACCTTCTCTAAATAAGGAATCCTTTTAGTATTTTCAAGAGCCTGACCAGCTTCCTCAATTGCTGCTTCCTGTAATCTTTCTAAAGATGCAGTTTTAGGAAGCATATCCTCATTTAATATTCCAGCTTCAATTTCTCTTTCAACTCGACGACGAACTCTAGAGACTTTTTCCATGTCTCTCTCATACATTGCAGGATCATAGCCAATTTCAAGAGTAAGTCTCTGAGAAGTATCATCACGATTAATATATTCAAGATAACCAGTTTCAGAGTTCTTTTGGTTCATATACCAATTTAACTGATGAACATGTTTCTTAAATGCACCTTGTTGCCGGACTTGAGCAAATCTTTTAGCAGAAACAGTTTTAATATCAGCTGGTGCACCAGAACGATAAGTAATATCAATATGACCAGTTGTCATTGTTGACGGATCATAGAGAAATTCTTCTGCTGCATTCACTCTGCCTTCTTTAACTGCTTTTGCTTCTTCTAGTAAGTGAAGAGCACTACCTGCACTAGCTGTTGCGGAAAGCCACTCTGGAGCTTCTTCTTTCTGAGTGTAGTATTTATATAGTTCTGCTTCTGAAGACCCAAGCTTAGAAGCACGCATCATTTTATAGCGTTCAATATCTTCTGCTTGGTTATAAGTAGGATTAAGCCATGGATTTGGCCCTCGATAACCAGAGCCAGCAAGAGACGATATTCCAAAAAGATTTAGCACTATTCATCAGCACTCCAATCTACATCTACGACTGAAAGATCTTCAGACACTTTCTTAGCGTCTTCTTTAATTTTATCAAGAGATGAGACTGCTTGCTGAGGAGTTTCCTCAAATACAGACTTGATTTCGGCAAGGAAGGTAGATGCATCTGTATCTTCTGACTTTTTAAGAGCTGCAGCTTTTTTATATTTCTCTCTACGTGTAGCAGCAAAAGCATCTTGTATTTGCATACGAGTTCTATTAGCTCGATCTTTAGCATCTAGAAGAGGATGAACTGCTATAGACTCAGACATCGTTTTGCCATTATCCACAACTGACGTAGAAAGAAGAGTTGCTGCTTCTTCATCTACGCCACCTGATAGGCCAAGGTTGGCGCGATAATCAATCAAATCACATTCGACTAATTTATTAATAAGAGTCATTTCAGAAGGACTATCTGGATCAACTGCCAAGTCTTCCATATAACTTCGTGTCAGAGCTTGAATCATACGAACCTCATAGAGACATTGTTTTCCTAAAGGATAACCACCTCCATCATGAAATGCACAAAGTTTATTCGGACACTTTGGTCCGCCACAAATCATTGGGATCGCAGCAGCAACTCCATACTTCATCCTGACAACAGTATTCTTAAATTTAAGAGCTTGTTCTGGAGTCATAGTAACATTACTATAGTCAGATAAATCCATCCCTAAAAAATCAAAGAATTTAGACTTCTGAATCTTGCCATCAATAAGCTCATGGCCATCTAATCTAAGTAATTCGCCTTTAGGCTTTCCTGAACCAGATCCACCCATGTTATCTCACACCTTCCAAAGGAAGAACAATTTGTTTGTTATTGTAAATAAATAACGAAGAAAACAGAGCATTGTCTGCAATTGTAGATTCATCAAAAGTACCAATAGTTCTAATCTTAATCTTTGGATTAGAATGCAACATAGGAAGAAAGATTCCCATAAAAGATAACTTATCTATCGTTTGTGCTTCTTCAAGCAGAATCAAATCAGCATCTTGACCTTTAGCAGCAACTCCACTCGCAGTTGAGAACCCACGAATACGACTTCCATTACTAAGACGCAACTCATAATACGGAGCTTTAATATCTTTGACAACTTCTACTTCTAATTCAGATAATATAGACTTGAGAGAAGAGAAGAAGACATCGACATGCGTCTTGTATGGCCCAGCATAAACTACAGAAATATTTTCTTTAGTAAGCATCTGATAAAGTACCGTATATAAAGCTGTATATGTTTTTCCTGATCTACGCTTCCCAAGAAGAGATACACAAGTATCTTCAGAAGTCACAAATTTTAATTGAATAGGATTTAAAAATCTCATAATATCTAGCATTATTTTACATCCTCAAATAGCTCGATTTGTTGGCTCGGCTTTTTTGGGAGGGTCGGTCTATAGTTAAACGGTTCTGCTCCCTCAAGCTCTGTAGGATCATTAAGAATACCTCTAACAAAGGCTTCTGCATCAAAGTATCTTGCAAATAGATAGTAGGGCATCTCAACAACTTCAATAGAAGACTGGAGTGTAATCCAACCATTATGAGGATCATTACCCAGGATTGTATAAACAGTATTCTGTTTGAAGTCTAGGAAGTCTGAAGTACAGACTGTTACTCCTCCTGAAGGAACTTTGAACTCTACACCCTTTTGATTAGGATGTACTATCCACCATGACTCTCCTTCTTTTAGAGGATACTTCATGGGATCTATTCTTTTTCTATTCATTATTCAATAACTCCTAGAAAGTTTTGTTCTTTGGCCATCTCGAAAGCTTCACCATCGAATTCTACTTTATAGCCTGTTTGAGTTGGAACCATTACGATATCTCCTGCCTTCAAGGAGGAGTCTTTGTTTGCGCCGGGGCCAAAAGAAACAATCTCAACAAGTTTAGTAGAATCCTCTTCTTTAGTAACAAGGACAATACCAGAGTCGGTTACTTTCTCTTTTTGTGCTACAGGCTTGGTTAGGATCCAATCAGTGGTCGGTTTTAACATGTTGTTCTCCTTATAAGCAATTACTGTCTTTTTGACGAGGTTTACTCTCTTATTCATCTTTGGTTTTCATTTTGAAAGTATAGTGTTCTTCAACCACAACATTCTCAATAGATAACTCATATTTTTTAGAAATGAATGTAACTTCCTCATCAAAGAATGTAGCGAAATTCCCATACTCGTCTGCGCCATTGGCGATAAGTCTTACTGTTTTGCCAAGATAATCAAAAGGTTTATCAAAAACAATAAAAGAAGCAGAACCTGATACTTGTCTCTTGCCTTCTTCATCGATGTATTCGTCGCAACAAAGGCTTTGTGTTGCAGCAGATGTTTTACCATCTATGATAATTTTGATGTCACAACCTGAGAAAGAATTATAACCTTTTGTAAGCTTTGAGAAGGGACGAGGATCGGCAGAGCCCATTGTATAGATCAGCCTTTCAAAACTGAGATCCTGTTTCGGCGGAGATAGTTTTTCTTGCGCGATTTCTAAAAGACGACAAAGTTTGTTTCTAAGTTCCATATTGTTCTCCTTATTCATAATATTTGCTCCAGTTATGATAGAGCCAATTTATCTGTTTGGCAACACTTTCTGCTTGATCCTGTAAAAAGAATTGTTTGGCCATCGCAGCGTAGCGACAATCTTCACCATTCTTCTCTGCCCAGAACTTAAACTGTTTAACGAATGAGTTTCTATCGGTGCCAAGAGCTTCACAAAGGTCTAGAATTTTTTTAAGGACTTCGGGCTTGGCAAACTGTATTAGGGAGTCTCTAAGGGAAGCTAACTTTAGTAGGGTATCGTTACGAGGATCATTCATAGATCACCTGTTTCTTCTGTGGATAACTTCAAAGATTTTGTCAACCTTATCTTTGATTTCTTTTATATCCTCTTTTTGATCAATAATACTCTGTTCTACTCTAGAAAAATCTTCTTTTGGTACGTATTGTCTCTCAAAAGACTTTTCTAACTCTTGTTTTGTAACATAGTCTTGATCTGCTGTCCAGGATCGAATATCAGAATGTTCTGTGCTCGCCCACACAACAGCAGCTACAGTAAGAGAGAGTACTGTCAAAAGTAAGCCAATCCACTTCGCCCAATCAGGTTGAGATCTCTTAATGGCAACAGCAATCTTATCATCCGTATCAGTCAATTTATATTCCTCCCTTTTGTTGGCCCTCCCCCAAAAAGGTTTTCGCTTAAATTAAGTATAGCACAAGAATTAAGAAAGGAAAGATAGATCGGAAGACAAAGCTATTTACAAGAACCAAATAAATGATTCTCTTTTCTTATTGAACTATTTATCGGGATCTTAATAGAAAGGATGCCTTCTTTTAAAGAAACTTCAGACTCCTTTAGATCTAAATCTTTAGAAATAGCTAAGGTATGATGAAAAGAACAAGAGAATTTACTACCAATATTTTCGTTAGAACTATTATCTCCTCCAATATGTAAAGTCTGTCCTTCATACCAAACCCTTACATCCTTTTCTGTAAAGCCAGCAAGAGCTAATTGAATCTCCCATCCTTTTAATTGTTCGCCATTTGAAGCATCGCTGTCAAGGATAGGGAAATTATCCATCGGTGGTTTCGCCGCTTCAGGCCATTTAAGAAAAAATGTGTCGAATAATAATGGTAAGTCTCTGATTAGATAAGATTTTCTCATCTCTGCACCTCCTATTAGATGTTTGCCAATTTGGCTTAAGGACAATTTGTCCATAGTTATAATGATATAGATAGCCACGCTCGGATAGATTGTCAAGATCTATATAGGGGATAAATTGAGAAATATATATTTTTAGAGAAAAGATTTTGAAAAACAAAAATCTATAAGAGAAGTAGAAAAGAAAAATATTTTGGTAGACCTAGTATTAAGTAGTGGTGGTAGGGTGCCACC